CTTGCTTGAAAGCCGGCGGCGCCGGCTTTCAGGCAAAGGTCGTGATGTCGTCCTACACCTATCTCACATTTCAACAGTCAAGTCAAATCTGCGTGAGGGGGTGGTCCGCTGCAATTCCAGCTATCCCGTCGGAAGGGCTCCCGGAGCCCTTATCGCCGGCCAGCGGTGCCACCAAATCCCTCAGCTCCCGACCCCGTGAAGGGTCGAAACCGCCACAATCGCACGGCCCCGGCTCCAGCGCCGGGCCGTTGTTTACCGCACAATCAGACCAGTGCTCCATCACATCACCCCCGGCGCCTGACCTGTCATCGGCGACGGGTACGCGGGCTGCGCGCCCGGCTCATTCTCGTTTTCCTGCGGTCCCTGCGCGTTGTTGGCGCCCTTGCCCCCCTGCTGACCGGGGTCGCTCTCGGCCCCCTCGCCAGCCCCGAACGGCGAGATCGGCTTGCTGGCCGCGGAGTTGAGCGCCGTAATGGATGGCACGCCGGCCGTGTACAGCTCCTCCATGTCGATATCGAGCAATTCAGCGTACTTCTCGACCAACGGCTGCGGGTTCACCCCGGGAAGCTGGATCAGGTACGGCAGCGCCCGCTCCATGTTGGCGAGATCGGCCGCTTTGTTGGGGCGGCCGCTCGACCCGGCGCGGATTTCGAGCAGCAAATCCTTGGCGATCTCCTCGCGGGTCGGCGGCGCGTCCGGCCACACCGCCCCGGGGCCGACGATTTCCATCACGGTGTCCTTGGTGAGTTCGGCCAGCATCAGTTGGCCGGTCGCCTTGGCAAGCGCGGACAGGAACTCGTCGAGGTCGTCCACATTGTCGGCGATCGACGACACCCGCGACTGCTCAGCGATCGACGATTCGGTCGCGGTGCCGCCAGAAATGGCCCCTAAATTCGCCTCTTGGGTGCCGACCGCCCGGAGGGCATCTTTGTATTGCTCCTCGACCTGGTACTGATTCGGATCGATCCCGGTGTGCTCGAACTTCTGGACCCGCTTGTTGATGTCGTCCTGCGGGCTCAGCGAGTTGAACGCCACGATCCCGTGCGCCGGGACATCCTCGAACGACTTCAAATCCTTGTCTTCGATCGCTCCCGCGCTGACGAAATACTTCGGCCGATTCGCTTGCCGGTGCTCCCGGAGCCCCTGCCGGGCGCGGTTGTAGTCTTGCTGTGGGTGGCGCATCAGCCACACGTCGGACGGCGGGTACTTCTCCTTTTCGTTCTCCACCTCGTTGAACACGAGCGGGAACAGCGGGAAGAACCGCTCCAGCTTCACGTCGGGCGCTTGCGGCTCGACGACGAAATCCGGGTAGCCCTCAATGATCGTGAAGCACTGCCGATTCTTCTTGTCGTGAACCTTGTAGACCCGGCACATGGACTTCTTTTTGTCGCCCTTGCGCTTCTTGTCGTCGGCGCCCTTGTACTTCGTGTAGGTATCCTTCAGGTCGAGCGGATTCCCGTCCGCGTCCTTATAGGTCTCCGCCACCGTCCGGGGCGTCATATCGTATTCGCGCGCGTACCACTGCGCGCCGCGAAGCGTCTTGATGTTCTGCACCTCCTCGTCGATGATGATCTTGCGCGGGTTTGGCCAGTCGAACACCGGCCCTTCGCGGACGATCAGCATCGCCTGCTGTTGCAAGTCCTGGAGGTTGAGCCGCAGTTCCTCGATGGTCGGGCTGTCTTCCTCCAGCTTGCCTTCCGACATCTCATGGAGACCCGTTTCGACGGCCTTGATCTTGGCGGTCAAATCGCTGATCTGCGCGTCATTGTCGGGCCGCTTCTCTAAAATGCGCTGATAGCCGAGTTCGCAGAAGCCGATACAACACACCTTCACGCGGCGCACCAGGGACTTCATCTCGGCCTTGAGATCGCAATCCTGCTCGCCCGCGAAGTAGGTCCACAGGATCTCCATCGTCTTGCCGATCTTGTCGACCATCTTGTTGTACTGATCGACGGCCTCGATCTCCTGCAACAACGCCATGACTTGCGGATCGGGGGGCGCGAGCGGTGCCACACCCAGCGCCGCAGCCTCCTGCAACATCGCCATCGACTGCACCGCCGCTTGGAGCGTCTGCGGGTCGCCGTCCCAGATTTGGTACATCAGCCGCTTACGGCGTTTCGCCGTCACGCGCGGGTCTTTGGCGTAGAGCGCCGCCACGATCTGGTTAATGTGCCGTGGGATGATCGGCACCGTGTAGCTGTTGCTGTCGACCCACGCTTTATCGGCGCCCTCGCTGGCCAACTGCTCGCACTTGTCCATACGCTTGAAGATGTGGTCCCAATGCTTCTTGGCGCACTGGATGCGTTCTTCCCACTCCTTGACCAATGCGGCGCGCGACGGCTCGACCTCCGGGCCAACGCCGTCGTACGCCGGCACGTCGGTAGACGGGGCGTCTTTCACTTCCGGGTCTGACACGTCAACCATTACTCTACCACCCTGCTAAGCCGGCAACGCGCTTCTCGCTACGCGCCCGTTTCTCGGAACTCCGTAAAATCCACTCGATCGACCCGATCGGCGGCCCCGGCGTCTCGTGTCGTTCTGCGGGTGCCGCAACTTCCTTCATCAGCCCCAAGCCGATATAGGCGAGCCAGTCCACAAAGTCATCGTGGGCGCCTGTGGGGAAGCGCAGCATCTCCCCACGCGCCTGCTGCCACCACGGGGCGAACCGCGGGAACCGCACCTTCCCCATCCGCATCCGACCCTGGATCGCCCGAGCGCGGAGCGCCTTGTCCTTGGACGGCGTGATGTGATCGATCGCCGTGTAGACCCGTTCCTCGCGCATCCGTTTGAGCAAGAACGGCCCAAACGATTTTGAGATGTTCTCCGATTCCATCCACCAGAGCATCGGCTTGTGGTTCTTGAACTGAATCAGCAGTTCGTCCACCGCCCTATCAGTCGCGAATCGGTCCCACACCACAGTCGGCAGCACCCATATGTCGTCGTTCTCGTCGATGCCGACACAGCCGAGCACCGTGAAGTCGCGCTCCGCCTTGGTGCTGACCGCGTGATCCGACGCGCCATAGATGCGTAGGTTCTTGGGCAGTTCGTCCCGGTCGTACTCGACCAGGTCGGACGCCCGAAAATAATCGCCATCCTCGGGAGACGGTTTCCCCATGTAGAGGGATGAGAAGCCGCGCTTGTCGAGCCGCTTCTGCCGCGCAAGCCGCTCCAGTGAGTGACGTTGTTCCCACAGCGCCGAGATCGGCTTATCGCCGAACTGCTCGCGCACCAGGTCGCTTTTCGGCTTCTCCAGCGTCAAACCGAGCGCCTTCGCAAGATCCGGGTCGGAGATCACCGCTGGAACGTTTAAGTAAAGCCAATCACCCGCGATGCCGGCGTATTCCTTGTCGCGATCAGGGTGCTCGGGGTCACACAGCCGGCCGATCAGGTCGTCGCCACTCCACCGCGTATGGACAACTACCACCGCGGAATCATTATGCGTACGGGTGGACGCGGTGCGGGCGAACCAGTGCCAGAGCCGCTGCCGATAAGTATCGGATTGCGCTTCTTCATCGGACTTAATCGGGTCATCAACCACGAAGATGTCGGCCGGCTTACCCATCGCCGCGCCGCCGCCGACACCCGCGAACACCGATTTACCACCAACCGTCGTGATGAGCAGATCCTTGGCTTTGCCGCCGTCGCGCAATTCGCATTCCGGGAACACTTGGCGAAACATATGTGAGTTTACAATCGCCCGCACGTCGTCGCCGAAACCGTTGGCGCTATCCTGATTGTAGCTAGCGATAATCATATTGATCCGCGGATTACGGCCAACCTGCCACGCCGGGAACACTCGGCTAATGAGCTGGCTCTTGCCTGTCTGCGGGGCGATCGACAGCGCGAAGTTACGAGCGCCCGACTTGGCCAGTATCTCGCGACGATCGATCTTGTGCAGAATCTCGCACAACAGCCGAGCTTGCGGGGTGACCTGGTACAACGACTTATCAGGGTTATCCATGTCGTTTGGGTCCGGCATGGCAAGCTGCGCAAACTTCAGCAGGTCGTCGTGCGCCTCCCGCACAGCGATGAGGCGTTTCGTTGCCCTGAGAAGTTCCTGCTTGTCGGCGCTCAACTGCGGGTCCTCCGCTTGCTGGCGCTTCGCGTCTTCCTCTGAACCGGGCGGCGCTGCTTCGGCGAGCGATCCGGGAAATGGATAAAGCCGATCGGCTCCGACTTCTTCCGTGGGCTCTTGCCGGGGACCGTCGTCACGCTCCCGACGCCGATGCAATCCGGCCAAACGTCGCCATTTTCATCGGTCCAACCCCGGCGGCTCATACCGTTGCCCCCCCCAACATCTGCGGCGAGATGACAAGACGCGACACCTCGCCAAATTTCTTGTGATAGGTGATGACCTTTGCGGAGCGGCCGACGAGCCAGCCGCCATTCGCCGCAAAGGCGTCCCGCGCGGCCAGCGTCTCGTGCCGCTCCACCTTCATCAGGTTAGTGGACTTGAGCTCGTCGGAGTGTAGGTGCCCGATGTGGGCGTAGCTGCGCTTCGTGCGGCCGAACACGTCACGGAACTGACCGGCGAACACCGAATCCACGTCGGCGATCTTGCGCTTGTGGCCGTGGTGGTAGAACAGCGACGTTTCGCCGTGCTCATAGCAATAGTACGTGCTGGCGCTGCTATCGACCGTCACGCGCGACTCGTCCTCAAAGAACGCCGCGAACATCTCGCGCAGCCACGCGCCACCGGCCGGGTCGTGATTGGCGTCCGCCATCACGATGTGGACACGCTCGTGCTTCGCCAGCAACAACGCAACGATCTGGCGCAGGCACCGAATGACGGCCCGGATCACCTTCTGGAGCCGCGAATCAGCGTCGAGCACGTGGGCGTGCGTGGGCGTGACGCTCTGATGCGAATCGTGGTGCAGCAAGTCGCCGAGCTGGGCCAGTACCGCGGTGGCGGCGGGCGGGGACAACTCGACCGCGGCCGCGAACCAATCCACCAACAGCTTCTCGGCGATCTTCAGGTCGTAGTCCGCGCCGGTTTCCTCCCGCCACGACAGCATCCCCATGTGGAGATCGGTCACGGTGAATTGATTGAGCAGGTCGGTATTGCCTGACCGCGCCGGCAACGGCACGGGCTCGGCTCGCGGAACTTCCTCCTTGAGCGCCGCCACGACGGCGCGCATCGCGGCTTCCTGCTGCTCGGCGTCCGGCATATACCGCGGCCACGACTGAACTACGCGCCCTGCCGCGTCGACCTGCGCGGTGACCTTGCCAAGTACGTGCGTCGACGGCGGCTCATATTTCTCGCCGTGCTCTTGCTTTTGCGTGATGTGCTGGCCGCCGTCGGGGGCGGTCGTGACTTTTGTTATCTCAAATCCCGGCATCGCTGGGGGGTGATCGAGTAATTTGCCCTCACGCGCGGCGCGCTCCAGGCGCCTCCGCAACGTCGCGCGGGCGATGCCGAGCTCGGCCGCGGCTTTACGCTCACTCCCGAGCCTCCGGTAAACATCAGCGGTGTGCTGGATATCCTCCTCGGGAGTGGACTCGTTGGCTACCGCCACCACGTCCTCACGAGTTCGATTGAGAGGTTGGCGACCCCCGCCAGCACGAACGCCGCCACCGAGACGATCTTGAGGCCGAATCGCTTGGTTCGCCGGTAGTCCTCGACGTGCGGGTGCATTTCCTCAACCTTGGCGACCACCGTCGGCATTTGTGCCTTGATCTCCGTCAGATCCCGGGCAATCAGCTCGGTCTTGGCTTCGTGCGCCGCGCTGCGGGCCAGTAGCGTCTTCACGGCGTTGTTAACCTCGCCCAGCCGGAACGACACTTCATCGAGCGAACTCATGACGTTGTAGGTTTCTGCGACATTTGTCGTCCTACGTCAAGCCGGTCGCTTTTCGGTTGCGGGGCCACGCCCCGTTCGGTAGAATGGGCGCCATGGAACCCCTGACCCCCGAAGAACTGGCCACCACCTACGCGCTGCGGTCGCCCCATGATCTGCATGTCCCGACGCTCGCCGAGATATTCCGGCGCGAAGGGATCGAGACGCTGGAACAGGCGTCGGCCTACGTGCGGGCGCGCGACGAGGTCGGCGAGATGGACGCCATCCACGGGTCCAAGTGACCACATTACGCCTGGAACCCGCCCGAGCACGCCGCGAAGTCGTTGACGCTTGCGGGGGCCTTCAGGTTTGTTATGCTGCCCGAACCAAGAAAATGCTCCGGCTGAACCGACGCGGAGCCGCTGGACTGTATCCGCGTCCCAACAAAGTTACCGACGATCGTCCCGGAAACCGACGAGTTCAGACCGTCGATACACACGTCGGCCGGCGATGCGCTGCGATTAAGGAACTCATTCCCCGTAACCGCGACCTTCTTGGGCGAAGCACCAACGAAGTTAATCATCTGACCCCCGTTCGCGGTCAGCTGACAGCCGTTGATGATCGCCCGGACCTCACTCCCATCCCCCGATTGGTTCGTTAGATCGAAACAGACTGCGCCAGACCCCGCCGTGTTCCCGGCGTCCAAGACGCAGCCGGTGAATATGGCGTGAACGCTGTGGTTGGTCTCCGCCGAGATCGACGACCCGATCCGCATCCGAACACTTGCACTTTCGCCCCGGTCAAAGACAACGTTCGTGAACTGCCGATTTCCGAGGTGCTGCTGGCTGCCGTCCATATCCAGCGCGTAGGCGCAGTTGGCGTTGGTGAGGTTGATTTCACCATTCATCACCTTCCATGCATCGCCGCCGAGCCCGGCGCCCGGGTGCATCCAGATGCCGCGCGTGTCGTACTGCTCCGCGTCCCCATCTGACGCCGTGATGAAGAAATTGCTGAGTTTGATGTTGTTGGAGCCCTGATCGTCGATGCCCGCTCCGTCGCCCGGGCCGTGAATGTCGATTTTTAGCCCGTTAATAGACGACTGCGTGCAAGTCGTACTGTCGGAGGTACTGCCCAATTGGAGGCCAACATGAACCCCCTCTAGGCGCACATCGTCGATTTCCCAACGTGATCCATTGACAGCCTTGATCGCGACGCCTGACGGTGTTCCCGACAGCGAATCGAAGTTCAGTTCCAGGTTCTCCAGACGCCAACGGGACGACGCGGTGCCGCTGGTCCCCATCGTGAACAGATTGGCGTTCGTGGTGCCGGTCTTCTCAATGACGCAGTCCTCGGACGACGCGCCCCGGATCGTCCAAAAATTTCCTGTGATAGTGTCGAGCGCCCCACCAGACACAATCGAATTACCAATCGGAACCAGGAACGACCTGTAGAGGTTCGAGTTGATCATGGAGACGACGGTCTGCCACGCGGTGCGATCGTCCGTGCTGCCGTCAAGCACCATCCCGATCATCCGGGTGTTGATGATTTCCTCAGCCGGTTCCCACCAGTCGCCACCGGCATCCTGGAACTTGGCGTCGTGGGTAGGCTCGGACGTGCTGACGTTGCGCCACAGCCCGTGACCGCCGTCGCCGAGCGAGGCGTAGCCGTGAACGTAAAGCTGGCCGTATGCCGAAACGTCGGCCGCCGCGGCGTCCGTGGTGTCGGCGAACTGCGGAATGCCGCCGAGGTTCGCGAGCGTTCCGGGCGCGTCACCGGCCGTCAGCGCGCCTTGGATTTCGAGGTTGCCGGATTCGTCGATTTCGAGGCGATTGACCAGCGGCGTACCGCCATCCCGGGTGAACAACGCCACACGGCCGGCATTCGCACCTGTCTTCTCGGCAACCAAGGCCGCGGCAAACACGTCGGTATCGCCGGCGGTAAGGGTAGCCGCAGCCCTCGTGCCGGTATCGGGATTGGAAAGAGCAAGCTGCCGCGCCGCGTTGACTTGAGCATTGGTGAGCGACGACCCGACCGGAGCAGAAACCGCAGCGGTGTCGGACCGAGTAATGCTCTGGACGGTCGTGAACGCATTAACCTGACCGAGCAGCGCCGTCACGGTGCCGTCGACGGTAAACTCCTGGCCCGTCAGCGTGAGGCCAGTGCCGGCGCTATACGAGTTAGCGGCCTGGGTCTGGACGAACGTGATGTCGTCCGTATCGACGACTGGCGCGGTCGTATTCGAGCACTTCCACTTCGTCGCTTCGTTAGCGGTGCCCTCGAGCACCAGAACTTGCCGGCCGACGAACTCACCCGTTTCATCGTTGTCAGTCGCGCGAGTCGGGGCGCCGGTCGCCTCGACCGTGTAGACGCCGTTCTCGGATTCGTCGGCCTGATCTTTGATGAGAACGCGATCACCGGTGGCGAGCACCACACCATCAACCGTATCGCCATCCTCGAAGTCTGACGCCAACGTTCCGGCCGTCGTCGTCGCGGCAACCACCGGGTCGAGATCGACAAAGCCGGTAGCGATTTGGGTGTCGACGTACGTCTTGACGGCGTGCTCGGTGACCGCGTCGGTTTCGCTGTCGTCGCCGAGCGTCACGTCGTTGCTGAGCCCGGCCACTGCCGCGGCGCCGAGCTCCAACGCGGTGCGGGCGCCGGCGGCGTCATCCGCTCCGGTGCCACCGTTCGCCAACGCAAGGATGGACGACCCGACTGCCGCGGCCTCGGACAGGTCGATCGAACCGAACGCGAGCGCATCGCCGGCGCCGCTGATCCGGAGGATCTGGTCGGCCGTACCAACGATATTGCCGCGGTTCGCCGTGCTGTTGCCGGTGACGCCCACCACCGAGCGGGCGGAACCTTGCGCCAGCTTGGCGTTCGACACTGCGTTATCGGCGATCGTCACCACCCCTTCGGAGTCGACCGTGATATCGCCCGACAGGGACAGGGGGTCCGTGGCCAAGTCCACCAGGAGTTCCCAGAAGCCAGTGTTCAGGTCTTCCGAGAAATCCGCCGTTGACGTGTGCGACTCGATGGCGCGATAGAGCGACGTGAAATTGATAACCACGTCGCCGGGGACATAGGCGGTTTCCGCCGCCCAGACGGTCGCGGGGTTGATACCGACCAGTACTTCGGCTTTGAGCTGGTCGAACCCGACGGTCTGATTGGCAAGCGCGGTGTCGTCGCGCTGGATGAGCGCAAGATTCGCCAGAATCGCGTTGAACGTATTGACGACGGCGTTGAATTCGGTGTCGACCGTCTGCCCGGGAAGTGGGGTCGACGGGCTGAGGCTCTGGATGTCCTGGAAATTGGCTACGCGTTCGTAGGGAGTCGGTTGTGCCACGGTGTGCCCATGCGGTCAAACGCCGTGGGCGAAACGGCCGAAACGTCCCTAGCGGATACTACACTGTCGGAATACGAGACGCAAGTAGGGCTGCGCTATGCGGCCCAGCGCATAACCGCGATTTATGCGCCAAACTGCCTACGCCAGGGCTACCGCGGGTCCAACCAAGGACCGTGCATGTCGTTGCGCGCCACCGCCAAACCCGCGCGGATCAACTCCGCCGCCGGAACGATGTTTTCCGCGTGAATGTTTGCGATACCGTGCCGCTGCGCTTCACGCAGCAAATCCGCGGCTTCTTCGCTCAAATCACTCACGCCAGCACCAAATTCGGCGACGCGTTCGCGAAAATCGACACCATGTCGTTGCGTTTCGGCTTTTTTCCGCCCTCGGGGGGCTTTTCGGCCGCTTGTGGCTGTTGCGCGGACATCAGTTGCGCCAGCATGGCGCCGAGCCCGTTTTGGGTAGGATCCACCCCAGTTTGGGTAGGAGGAGACGCTTGTATTCCCGCCGGCGGGACGGCGCCTCCTCCGGATGCCGGGGAGCTACCGCCGGCAAACTTCTTCGTCCACAAATTAGCGAAATCGCCGGCCGTCATGCCGGGTTGGCCGGCGTTGAGGGCGATCGCCTTGTCGCCGACGACCGACGCGGCTGGTGCGCTGGCGTTCCGGAGCAGATTTATCGCTCCACCCGCCCCTTGCTGGTGCATGAGATACATCTCTCCAGGAGAAGGATCGCGGCCGAGCGCCGTTCGGAAGTGGTTCCGGTTGTCAACAGTGAAACGAGCCATCGCATCGGTGTTGGCAATTGCGTCGGACTTTGGGGCGCCTCTGCCATACTGGTTCCACGTAGGGTCGATGAACTGAAACAGCCCGCCGGCGCTCGAACTAGGGTTCTTGGCGGCCGGGTTCATGCCTGATTCGATCTGCGCCGACCGCATCAGATAATCGGCGGGGAGCCCGTACTGCGCGGCGGCCTGTTGGATGATGTCGGCGACTGTCGGCATACGGTGTTATACGCCAATTGCGGATTGCGTACAACTGTCTGGCGGTAGAGGCTGCACAGGCGGCCAGAACGTGTTCCCGTAAGTACCCACGACCACGATCCCGTCGTTGGTCGAAGCGTGCTGCGGGAGATTGCTCGTCAGGAAGCGGATAAGCCGGGTACTGGCGATAAAGAGTCTAGGGTGCCCCACGGTTTATCTCTGAAAAAGAACGGCCCCGACGCCCAAGGTGCTACGCATTACAAACAGGAGGGTGGCGTCGGGGCCGTAAGTCAGGCTGTTGAGACAGAACCGGCAGCCCACGAAGCCACCGGGTAGAGAGGATCGGGTGAACTCTACCAAAAGCCCCGACCCCGTGGGAATGTAGGATACTGAGGCGGGTGTTGTCAACACCCTTACACGAGCGGAGCGGATTGAAACTGATTCGCTGTGCTCAGTGAAAGAAAAGACCGGGGCGGCAAGTGAACCGCTGAGCGACAGTACCGCCCCGGCCTCCCGGGTGGGCGTGCCGATTTATCAGTTCGGTGCCGCCCGGACTTACTGAGGGCGGATGCCCGCTTTCACCCTGTTAAGCGATCCAGTCGCGCAGAGCCGATCCCGCAGTTTGCGTCGGATTTGTAGGCAGATGTCGAGGGGGTTGTCAACACCCTTATACACCCGGAACGGATTAAAAAGACCGGGGCGGCAAGTGAACCGCTGAGCGACAGTACCGCCCCGGCCAACGGTCATCCCGGAGTGCCGGGAGCCGCATATATGCGTCGATGCGCGACGCGCGTCGGATTTGTAGGCAGATGTCGGGGGGATTGTCAAGCGCAGGCCGCTATGAACTCCGCGGCGACTTGCGGGACGATCGCGTTGCCGTAGGCGCGCAGGCATCCCACTCGGCCGGGAATCCCATGAGCCAGCGGGAATGTGCCGGATTCAACTGGCCGGGCTTTTCCGTCGGTGCAGAGGAGCCAGTCGGCGTCTGACCAGAAACTAGCGCCACCGTCTTGCGGCCCGAGTCCGTATTCCCCGCCTCGTTGTAGCCTTTCTGCGCGGGCGTACCGGCCATTGGCGTCGGCCAGCTCGCTAACGACGCCGCTCCCGGCAACCTGTCCGTTCCCTGCGCTGGTCCACCTTTCGGGCCGTCCTGCGTGCACGGCGTCGACCACGCTGCCAACTGTGCGCTCTGCCCGAGCGTCAGCCCGAAACCGTTGTTCCCGTGCTTCGCCGCGGCTTTCGCCCGACGCTCCATCCACGTCGTGTCGGTCAGGTTGCCCGCCGATGCGTCCGGCGTCGGCCACGAACCACAATCGCTGTCTGATGTGCGGCGCGCCGACGCTACAAGCTGGCAATACGGCCGCCCCGCAGGCGTAGCCTTCTGCCTCCAGGCCAGCGAAAACAGCGTCGAGCCAGCCTTGCTTAATCGCGCCGCTAACCTGCTCGCCAAAGACCTTTGCAGGCTTGCGCTCGCGGATGAGACTGAACCAGTCGGGCCACAAATGGCGATCGTCCGCGAAGCCTTTTCGCTGACCAGCGGCGCTGAAGGGCTGGCAGGGGCAGCTCCCGGTCCAGACGGGTCGGTCGTCGGGCCATCCAGCCAGGCGTAGCGCGTAGCTCCACCCGCCGATTCCGGCGAAGAAGTGATGCTGCGTGTAGGCGGTGAGGTCGTCAGGCTGAACGTCCTTGACGCTGCGGGTGTCTACGTCGCCAGGGGCGATGAGGTTTTCGGCGATCAGGTTTTTCAGCCATTGGGCCGCGTAGGGGTCGATCTCGTTGTAGTACGCCCGGGGCTGCATGTCGGATTTGTAGACGAACGTATGCAGACACGCAATAGGACCGTTATCCTACTTGAAATCAGGTTTTTACAAAATTAGCGGAAGCGCCCCCGGGCTCCGACACGAACCGCGCGCAGCCCCCGGCCGGGGGGTGGGGTCGGCCTGGCAGGCTCGATCCGGGGCGCCGAGGCACGACACCGCCTAACCTAGGCGGTATTAGTCTAGCCAAGACAAAGGCTTAGCCTCGTCGTCTTGGGCGTTTTGAGCGTTAACCGGGGTTGCGCGGCCGGCGAGCTCTGATTCAAGCTTGGCCACGAGCTCGTGCAGCTCGTGCGTCGTGCGTTCGGTAAGCGGCTTCTCGATAGCGCTCTCCGCGCCTTCAGCCTTTGGCGGTACCCATCCGGCGAGGCCTATCAGATCCCTGGCGCAGTTGCGCCGAACGGCCGGCGGCACCTTTTCATCACGGGCCAGCGACAACAGCACGCTGTACGCGACGGGCGCCGCTTCAACGACCAAGCGCCGCGTTATCTCCACCCGCACGGCCGCGGCGACGTGCGGGAGCCGAATCGCGGCCGAAACCGATTCTTTATGGGAGTAGCCCGCGCGTTCGCCGGCGAGTCCCTGCGGCACTCCGTTCACTAACTCGTGAACTAACGCCCTCTGCTGATCGGTGAGGCTCGCCAAGTGTGGCGCCGGCAGACCCACAAAAATATTTCTCCCGTCATCACATTATTTTGTAGACATGCAGCACGACGTATGCCTACAATGCCGACACTAGCAGAGACAGACAGAAGGGACAAGACGATGACACACGTGATTCTCTGCGACGGCCAAATCTTCCGTATGGAGCGTTGGGGCAACGGCTTGTCATACGAGCTGACCCACAAGCCCTCCGGAATGGCAGCGTACATGCGGGGTGAATGCGCCGCGCGATTCGACGACGATCTGCGCGCATGTGAAGACAATTTCCCCGACAACACGACCGAGCAAAACGCCGCGTGGCTTTGGGATCAATGCGAATATAGCTCGATCGCGGTCTAGCCACGCGCCTTCCTCGCTGAATACTGAGACGAATCACCGCAGACATGAAGGGACAAGACGATGTCATTGGTTCAAGACGCCCGCAACGCCCATGCCCTGCACGGCTTCAAAGCTTGGCAACTTTACCAGACCTACAAAACTTGGTGGAGCGGCCCAGTCCCGCGCGGTCCTGGGATGGACACAATCACCAGATTAGCCCTCCGACTCTACTACGGCCGGACACCAGCGGAGGCTTTGGCCCGCGAGTACCTCTACCGTTGGGGCTTGGCCATCAAGCCAGCCGATCAGTGCATTGGCGCCGCCACCCGCAACCCTTGCGTTTCCATATTCGGCGCACCGCACACAATCGGAATGTGAAGCCGCGCGCCTTCCTTGTGGAAAACTGAGACAGATAGGAGCAGACAGTGGTCAAATTCAACCCGTTCGGCAGGGTCAATTGCCAATACGGCGCTCCCATGGGCCGCCACGGAAACGACGCGTCGACATGGGACGCCACCAGCAAACTATACGCCCGCCACGGTGGCGGCGATGGTTACTATGACCGCGGCGGCGCCTATTGGGGCCACAGCGACATATACGCCGTGTGGGCACGTGGCGGCGGATGGTGCTGCTATGTTGATGGCGTTTCATCCCCCGAATCGGCAATCCGCAAAGTGCAACGAACCAACGCCTAAAGCCGCGCGCACCTTCCTTGTTGAATATTGAGACAAATCACCGCAGACACGAAGGGACAAGACGATGCATCTCACCGACATGACCTACGACCAAGCGAATCACATGCTGCGCACCGGCCGCGCGTCAGAAACCGCCGCCCGTGAGTATGTCGCCACATGGAACGCCCACAAGGTCTCTACACAAGCCACCCTGATCGAGGTCAGGGACAACGGCTTCCGTCACGTCGAAATTATCGTTGTAGACGCGCCCTGACCTAGCCGCGCGCCTTCCTTGTGGAAAACTGAGACAGATAGGAGCAGACAGTGGCTAAACAATCTGACAAGCTTCGCGACATGGAAACGCCGATGGTGCTCGGTTACGAACTCGACCGCAAAACACTCCTGCCCCTTCGCCGCACGATCGACACAAGCCGCCCCAGAGATTACGGCGCCGACCCAATCGGCAATGGCAAATTCCGCATGGTCCCCAGCGGCGACATTGTGGATTTCGCCGAACGCAACCGCAGACTCGCCTAACCGGCGAAACGGCGCTCCAGTCAAGAGAGCGCCGTCCGGCCGGGATGGCTTCCGGCCGCTGATGAGCCAAGCCAAAACGTTGAAAACTGAGACAGAATGGAGACTGAAATGGCTACGCGCGAATTTGAACACTATGACGGCTGCAGCCGCAACGACCCTGACAACTGCGGCGCCTGCGCACTGACTGACACTCGGCAGAACCGCCCGAACTATTCATCTTGGCCGCTTGTCTACATGTCCAACCGCCGCGCCATCCCGGCTACGTGGAAAGCCGCTTTCTTCGAGGAGCTGGCGCGCACCGATAACCTCCTTTACCGGGACAACTTGGTCGCGCACGTCGTCAAGTATGGCGCGCGGTTTTCCGACGGTACGACGGCGGTCGAGCGGAACGGCTTGGTCATGCATGGGCCGGAAAAATGCTAACCCTCCTCTCCGCCCTCTTACGCCTCCTGCTGATGGCCGCCGTCATGGCCACATGGGTTGCGTATGCCGCCAACGCGTGAAACTGAGACAGATGGAGACAGACATGGACGGCTTCCGATTCTATGCCGACTTACCCGGCACGACCACACGACCCGACACCTACGGCATATCACCCGGCCCGTACCACGAAAAGCCGGTGCTGCCGAAAAGCAGCACGGTCGCGCGCATACGCGCCTTCGCGGACAGCGGGGAACACCTGAACGTTGCGGCGGTCCTGTTAGGTCGCGAGCACACAAACGACGACTACACACAGGAAGCGATAGTAGCGACATTCAGCCATGCCGACTCCGGTACCTCGCTCGGTTCCGTGTCGCGCGAGTATCTGCGGAAGTGCCGGCGCATCCCTGAGTCACTAGCTCGCCGGCTGCACCCGCAGATGTTCGCCCGTCTTGACGCAAACTGAGACACCACAATGACCACAATCGCAATCGCAATCAACGGCACCGTCCGCTTGCGTGGCCACTACGACCCCACGACCCAAGCCGCTCAATTGGCCGCCGAGCTCGATCGAGCCTTGCCGACCCTCCGCCAACAAGGGAGGGTCGCCATCTGGGCCGAAGCCGCCGACGGCATCGCCCATCTGGTCCACCCTTGCGCCTTCAATGTCGGAAAGTGAGGCAAAGCCATGTCTACAATCCTGCTGATAGCCGTGGTGGCGCTCCTGATATTCGGGACTCACCACCACCGGGCGCAAAGCCGCTTCGCTCAAAGCCGCTACGCCGGTAACATGCCAGCGCCGAAATTCATCCGCAGACTGTGAAACGGAGGAACACCCCGATGGCACTCTACGAAACACGCCGCGACGCGATCACAGCCGTGGCACTGAAGCATTGGGCGCAATGGATACGGAATGACCCACACTTCGACCGGGAGCCGCGCGAACAAACACTTAAATCGGTTCAAGATGCGATCGCCAATACTTACATCGACGACATCAGCGACGCCGACTGGCTCACTGCAGCACTCGGGCGCTTGATGGCGACCCGCTGACCCCTCAAGTTCCCTCCCCCACCTCAGCCGCCGCCTCGGCGGCTTTTTCTTTGGCCTCTACGCCGGCCTCAGCGAGCCCGTAGAGCCATATCGGTTCTTCGGCTATGCCAGCCGCCACCCGCTTCATAATCTCCCGTGGCGCCCGCGCTACCCCATCGTGATCCGGATTCCGGGTGCGGGTCAGCCAGTCCTTCTCACGCATGTGCACCAGCGCGATAGCCGCCTGGCCTTTGAGCATCCCGGCCGCCTCGTACAGGTCGCGCGCACCGTACCACCGGCCGGGCTCCATCAGCCTCAGAAGCCGCCCCTGATTGTTGGTAGCCAAATCACGGCCGCGCTCCCACACCGCGCGCTTGGCCGCGCGCCGCTCCATGGTCGCCGCCGAGACCGCCTCGCGCTGCCGACGCCCACGGTTCGCGTCCCGAGTCCGCCGCGCCTTCTCGGTCGACTCCTTCCGGTGCCGGTCGCCTTTCCGCATGACACGCCGGTCCGTCGCGGCCGCCAGGATCATGTCCCAAGCCTCCTGGTCGAAACGCCATTCGGGGGTTTTAGCCATCGGTTTTCTTCTCCGCCGGTTCGGTCAAGCGAACAGAAACCCCCCTATATAGGGGGGGGTTTTGTTCGTTCGCTTTGACAAGCGAACTGTTCGGTTCTGTTCGGTTCTGTTCGCTTTGGATAACATACTGGCCGCGCTTGTGTTTTTTGAGCACACCCTTCTGTTCGATCCTGTTCGCTAACATCCTGGTTGCATCTTTGGAAAACACAAGCGAACAAGAATTCCTGTTCGCTTTGGTGGTAATATGGTGATTTATTTCGGCTAGACTGATGATTATTTCGCCGGCCGGATTCGGCTCTTTTCCATCTGCCACCTCGTGGCATATTTCGGCGAATTGTTCCTCGGCCGGCGTGAGCTCCACATCGAATTCGGTTGCCGTCTGGTAACCGACCACGCACGCCGATACGGGGTCGCCGTCCGCATCCCGGCCGAGCACGATCGTCTCCAGCCGGAACCCGACCGGCGTTTTCATCTTCTCCAGGTCGCGTTGTTTGGTGTCCCGGATCGCGTTTTCGTGAACCTCGATCTCGGTCTCGATCGCCCCCAGCAGCCCCGACCACCCACGGGCGCCGCGGTCGATATCCTTGCCCGCGTGGTGCACCGTGCACACGTGCGCGCCTGTCGCCGCCATGATGGCCGATACGTGTTTGAGATAGAGCCCCACATCGCCCGGATCGGTGTCGCTGCCCCCCGCCAGTGCAGCCACCATCGTGTCGATAGCCACGAAGGCTATGCGCCCGCACTCAGCCTCGATTTCCTTCAGGATCCCTAAAAGCCGCTTCGCCGATTCGGCGCTTCGCAGGTTGAACGCCTGCGGCACGATAATGAGCGGCACGTCGTCCGGGGTGTCGTGCTTCCGCTTGAGTGCTTCTAGCCGCTTGAACAGCCCGCCGGCGCCTTCCATCGCGACGTACACCGCGACTCCCTGCGCCACCTTGCGGCCCATCCACGGCGTCCCGGTGGCGATTCGCCACGCCCAATCAAGCACGATGTAGGACTTGCCCGCGTTGGGCTTGCCGAACACCACCGACAGCGATGTGCTTTCGAGCAGCCCCTTTATAAGCGGCCGGGTGTTGGTGAGCGCGCGGCGCCGGCCTTCCCCGAATGTGATCCACGAGCGCGCGGCCACCGCAGGCTCAAACTCATTCACCGGGTTGGCGACGCCGGGCGGCGTCTTCCGGTAGCGCGCCGCGTTGTCAACTTTTTGTGACAAGTCCTCCAAGTCCCACGGTGGCTCACATCGTGGGTTGTAGTGTTCCGCCATAAGGTCGAGGCACACGCCCGGCGACAGCCCGAAGTCGGTAGCGCGAACCGCCGCCAAGTAGGTGGTGGCGTCGCCGCCTGCGTTCTCGATCGCCGGCTCGGCGTCGTGCAGCAGGTAGTGGGTGGCGAACTGAATGGCCGATTCGGTGTCGAGCTCACCAATTGGAGCTACGCCGCCTTCCGGCCGCTCGACCGGCGCGGAGAGTTTCGGCAGCAGCCAATCGGGGACGGGGGCCAGGTCAGAGAACTTCATACGTTTTCCCGTCTATTACGCTGCCTGGGCCGACCACGAGCCCGCCGTCACCGCGTATATCTACATTGTCCGCTATTTTCGACACGGAGTTCCTGACTGGCCGGTCGATCCTCAAATAAACGTGAAGCCCGCCGGTCGCCGTGCGGACCCGCATCGTGTCCGGCAGGCCGTAGATGTTCTCGTGCACCGCAAGCGATTCGGCGCCGCGCTTGCCCGGCTTGGTATCGTAGTCGATCACCACGAGCCCGCGGCCGGTGGCGATCCCGACATTGCAGTTTGGGCCTTTTGGGGCCAGTGGGTCGCTATTCCGCCCGTGCGGCTTGTTGCCCCACCACCTGGTGATTTGTGCTGAATCAACCGTTGCGAGATTTTGCCAACCTTTAATGGCTGGGGTTTTGCCGTTTGGTATCAACGGGAAGATGCGGAAGCTTTTTTGCGCCAGCGCGAGCGCGTGATCCTTGAGCGGCATATTGCCCCGGGGGTTTTGTGTAGGATTTTGTCGGACTCCAGTTGACAACATACGGGCGGCGGGCTACCGAAGTCAAACAGCCCGCCAGTTCGAGCGAGCGCGCAACGAGAACCAAGAAGCAACAGTGGGGCGCAAGGGGACAACCGATGAAACTCGCTTTGGACCTGGGAACTAAAACCGGCTACGCCTTCACCGCGTCGACACCCGCCAACATCGTCTCAGGTGTCTGGGACATGAAGCCAGGCCGCTTCGACGGCGGCGGGATGCGCATCCTAAAATTCCGCGAGAACCTGGTGAAGATCCACGCTGCTCACCCGATTGACGTTGTGTGGTACGAGGAAGTGCGCCGGCACTTGGGCACGGACGCCGCTCATTTATACGGCGCCTTGTGGGGCCAGCTTCTCGCTTTCTGCGAGGAGCAGACCCCCAAGATCCCTTACGAAGGCGTGCCGGTTGGCCAGATCAAGAAGCACTGGACCGGCAAAGGCAATGCGCCGAAGGAGCTCATGGTCGAGATGGCCCGTCACTGGGGTTATGAGCCGGTCGACGATAACGAAGCGGACGCGATCGCGATTCTGCATATGAAGCTGAGTTGAGAGGGTCATATGGTTTTGTCCGGTCGCGAACGTGCGCTCATCAGGGCGGCGCTAAAACACGCAGAAGCCGAAATGCGAAAAGGTGCGGACGCATCTGTTCGTTTGATGTGCGAGACCATCTTGCCGCCGGCGGAAGCGCGAGATATGGCCGACCAAATGGCGGTTCTGTATGACAAAATGACCGGCGGATAGTTTTATGGGGCGGTCCCCGACGTGCTAGCTCTCGGGGGGCTAGTTGAACGTGTGAGATAAGGAGATGCGCGCACACCGCCCCGCCAGTTTGAAGGCCGTGTAGGAAACTGAGACGATAGGAGAACGACGATGAAAGGTCAGAACGAGTTGCGCCTGTGTGGAGCGGAAATGGCTGCGGCGATGCAGGATTACGTCAACGCGCTTATGAAGCACCCGCCGACGGTGACGAACGTGAAATGACTCAACTCTGAAAACGAGTTCGTTGTCACGCTGAAGGAACCTGACCCGTTGGCCGGTTGATGCGCCGCAAAGCCGCACCAGAGCCGCGTCCGCTCTCGCCCGACGACGTACGCGACACAGAGATTCGCCGAGCCTGCGCCAAGGCGCTGGCCGGATACATGAAGGGAATGAACTTGTCGCGGCCGTTTCGATCGCTCACCCGCCCCGAGGCCGAAGGCATGGCGCAAGCCGTGATCTCCGAATGGGTGGTGCAGGCGTCGCGGCGGGTGGCGGCTGAGCCGGAGGCGAATGTGGAACTGAAACACTGGTTGATGGGTGGGTGATAATGGGGCGACAGCCGTTGCAGGGGGCTCGGTACGTTTTATCGCTGTATCGTCCCAGTCCAGGGCGGCCGTGCGTGGCGTCCGCTTCGCTGTCTGACGAGGATTTTTGGGAAGCATTGAACATAGCTTATCGGCTCTGCGGTATGGATGGGGAAAAGCGTGGCGCCGGTCGGAGGCGCGATGACTGATCGCACTTGCCCCCTTTGCGCCGGCAACGGCCACGTCGACTTGTCCTACTGGCTGCCCCGCCAGCAGCGTCTCATCTTTGAGGCGGTGTTGAAACGACCACGGACATGCCGAGATCTCCAGGACGTGCTGTACGCCGATGACCCGAGCGGTGGCCCGGAGAACGCGGAGCGCGTCGTATGGGCCCAAGTGAATAACTTGAACAGTCGCTTGGCGCCCCACGGGTTGCGCGTGCGAGCGACGTTCGGCAGGAGCGCCCGCTATCGCATAGAGCGTCTTCACGATGCGGTGAAGCCTGTTGCGCCGCGTGTCGAAAACTGAGACAAGCGTCAACCTACAAAGAGGAGTCCACTTGTGTCCTTTGACCGAAAACCACTGCCTTTGTCTTTCGGCGTCTGCGTCGAGCAGGGAATGGTGATTTACCACAACGGCCTGTCGGAGTCCCGTTTCACCCCCGACAGCGCGACGTGGCTCGGGGAACAACTCATCTCGTACGCAGCTGCCGCTGCGGCGCAATCCATTCCATGGAGAAAGTAGAGAAATGATCCGAATTGAAATCGACGGCAGTAACTTCGACGAGTTCATGCACAACCTCGACAGCTTCATGGTGATGGTGCTGGGGACAACGCGGCAACAGCCGACACCCGCTGCGCCGGCGACAGACACAGTGCTGGACCCGAAAGCGGCCGAGATCATTCCGCCCGAGCCCGAGAAGAAGACGCGCGGCCGGCCGAAGAAGGAAGCGCCGACGATTGATGCGACCGCCGAGACCGCCGAGACGTACGCGCTCGGTGACGTTCGGGCAGCCTTGATGGAACTCATCAAGCACGCCGACGAGGCCGCCGCGCTCGATCTGCTGAAGGACAAAGGCGGCACCGCGAAGCTGAAGGACGTGCCGGCGGAGAAGTACGCCGCGGTCATCAAGGCGGCGCATATCGAGATCGACCGCGTGAAGGCGACTGCGTAAGTGCAGCTCGTCAGCACCTTCCTGTCGCGCCTGCGCGCTACCGCCCGCAAGATCGTCGGCGAGCCTACGCAACTCGACTACGCCTTGAAGGCGATGGACCTGAAAGCCTCCGCGCCGTTGCGGCCGCGGCGGCCACCGAGCCGGATGCGCCGGTGGGGTCCGTTGATTCAGGTCGATGTGTTGCAGCACCGGCTGCCGTCGCGCAAAGGGCACACCCGGGAGGTTCCGTTGCTTTACCAGCGGTGGTTCGACGGGTCGAAGAAGTATCCGGTCAAGAGGAGTGCAGCGTGGTGGCCGACATGAAGATGCGCCAAACCGACTACTACACCACCCCGGAACTGCAGGAAGTGCAGCGGGCAATCGGCGCCGCTTTCATAAGTCATGTTGGCTTGGCCACTAACGTAACCGACGGCGAACACATGGCGGCGCAGCTTGTGGTTAATATGTGGGTTCAACTTCTCGTAAAGACGGTGTTGTCCGTACATCGCGGAGACGCGAGCACGGCAGTCCCGCATCTGCAAATGTTGTTGGCAAATCATATTGATTTTGAGATGAGCCAAAACACGCCGGAGACGGTTCAATGACTCACTCCACCCGCGCCCACGCCAAGCTCTCACCCTCGGCCGCTCACAGGTGGTTCGCGTGCCCCGGCTCGATCCGGCTCTCGGCCGGCATTGAGGACAAGCCCAGCGTCTACGCCGACGAAGGAACCGCGGCGCACACGATCGCCGAGCGGTGTCTACGCATGGATATGGATGCGAGCCACTGCATCGGCGAGATCATCACCGTCCGCCCCGGCGTCGAGTTCACCGCCGACGACGAAATGGCCGAAGCCGTCCAGGTGTTTCTCGATCGGGTGCGCCACTATGAATCGCTCGGCTACGAGATCAGCGTCGAACAGCGGCTCGATCTCGGTCACCTCTCGCCCGGCCAGTTCGGCACCGGTGACGCGATCGCCTACGTGGATGGCGACCTGCACGTGCTCGATTTCAAGTACGGGCGTGGCGTCGCGGTCGACCCGAAAGACAATCCTCAGCTCCTAAGCTACGCGTCCGGTGCGGCGAAGCGATACCACAATCGCAAGGTCGAGTTCGTAACGTGCCATGTGGTGCAACCACGGGCGCCGCACAAGGACGGCCCGGTGCGCGCGTGGACGACGACGCCCGAGGTGCTGGCCGCGTTCGAGGCTGAGTTCCGTGAGGCCGCCAAGCGCACCGCGGACCCGAATGCACCGCTCGTCGCCGGGGATCACTGTCGATTCTGCCCCGCGGCCGCTGTCTGCCCGGCGCTGCGCGACAAGTCGATGGAGACCGCGCGCCAAGAGTTCGACGACCCAGCCGAGGTCGCGAAGCTGTCGCCCGCCGAAGTCGGCGACTTGCTCCACGGGCTCGACCTGGTGGAAGCGCGCTGCCGCCGCATCCGCGAGTTCGCCCACCAGGAGGCCAATGACGGCCGCACGCCTGAGGGCTGGAAGCTCGTCTACAAGCGCGCGAATCGCCGATGGGCCGACGAGGCCAAAGCCGCGCAAGCGTTGAAGCTCGGCTTCGATCTCGGCGATGAGGATATATTCGAGCGCAAACTGGTGTCGCCCGCCAAGGCCGATTCGCTGGTCGGCAAAAAAGCCGCAGCGGCTTTGAAGCCCCTGATCGATAAGACGCCGAGCGGCACCGTGCTGGCGCCGGTCGACGATCCGCGGCCGGCCGCGAAGGCCGACGCGGGTGTGGAGTTTGGCGGTGGCTGAGCATGAACCGTCGATCGGCCAGTCGGACGAATGGTACACGCCACCCGAGATCTTCGCGGCGTTGAAACTGGTGTTCGATCTTGATCCGTGCTCGCCGGGGGAGTGGTGTTACCCGTGCCGGGTTCCTGCGACTCGGTTCTACACGAAAGCCGAAGATGGGCTGCGCCAGCCGTGGTCGGGGCTTGTGTTTATGAACCCTCCGTTCGGCGGTCGTAACGGCCACGTGCCGTGGCTGCGGCTATTTCTCGACCACGGCAACGGCGTGGCGATCGTGCGGGCGTATACGTCGTCTGATTGGTGGCATAAGTTCATGCCGCGCGCTCACGGGATTTTGTTCCCGCACGGCAAGACGAAGTTCATCCGGCCGGATGGCTCTGTCGGCAAGTCGCCGGGTCACGGGGTCGCCCTGGTGGGGATGGGCCAAGTCGCCTGCGACGCTCTGCGCGATTCCAATCTCGGCATGTACTGGCAACTGAATTCGGCAAACCCTACAAGCCGTGACAATTCTGTCGAATCTGTAGGAAACTGAGGAAACTGTAGACAATGGTTGACTTCAATACCTGCGTTGAAACGAAAGCCGGCACGCTCTTGCTGCCGAAAGGCCGGCTCTCCTACCCGAACCTGTTCGTGGCCAGAGCTATGAAGGGCGAGCCTGCCGAAAAGGCGATGTACGGCACCACGATCCTGTTGCCCGGCAGCGTCGACCTGAAGCTCGCAATCGCGATGGTCGACAGGGCTGTCACCGAAAAGTGGGGCGCTGGCGCGAAGGTGAGGAAGAAGCCGTTCCTGAAATCGGCCGAGAAGATGGAAGACGAGGAACTGGCAAAGGCGTTCCCGATCATGATCCGGTCGTCCAGCAAGCAGCGGCCGGGTGTCATCTTCGCCAACTGTGACCCCTGCACCGATGAGGAGGAGGTCTACCCTGGCCGGTGGGCGCGTCTCAGTGTGCGTGCGTACTGCTGGGACCACCCCGCGAACGGCCGTGGCGTTTCGTTCGGCCTCTCGAACGTGCAGTTGCTCGACCACGACGAGCGGATCGGCGGCGGCCGCGCCAAGGCCGAAGACGAGTTCTCGCCGGTCGAGGTTGCGGGCGGCGATGCCGGTGCATCGGCCGATTCGATCTTCGGTGATTGATGGATCCCGTACCCGACTACGTCGGAAGCGCGGGTGAGTCCTACGGGCTCGCCCAGCGAATCATCGTGTACTGGCGAGCCCGAGGCTACGCGGGCTGCAAGCCCAAGGTGCTGAACCTAGGCTCGCCGGAATTTCCCATTTGGTCTGTGCGGTCGAATATCGGGCCGGACGGCTACCCACCGAAGGAGAAAGTAGGATGAACACGTTTAGAGAGGTCGGAGGGCTTATCGGCGGCGCGGGTAAATTCCCGCCGCAGCAAGCCACCGCCAAGAAGCCGTCCCCGTTCGGGGAGATCACCCGCGTAGTCGGGTGCGTCAATCAAGTACGTGATCGTCTCGCGCAGTTGGAGAATCGTCTGGTCGGCTCCAACCCGATCCCGAGCGAGCCGGTTGGGGCGAATCCGGACCCGGAGTTCGATCGGCTTGCTATGTCGGCCGAGCACATCGCCGGCGCCGTGGCAGACATGAACCGGATGCTCAACAACATCGAGGAGCGTCTGCCGTGACTGAATCCGTAGGCCACAACGCCAAAGAGATCATCAAGTCGTTCGTCGAGCGCGTCGAACGACTCGCCGAGGAGAAGGACGGGCTCGCGTCCGACATCAAGGATGTCTACGCCGAGGCTAAGGGCGGCGGTTTCGACACCAAGGCGCTTCGCCGCGTCGTGGCGCTGCGCAAGCAGGACCGCGAGAAGCTGAAGGAGCACCAGGCGATCCTGGAGATCTACCTGGATGCGCTCGGAATGGATTGGCTTTTGTGATTTGCCCCGCGGGGGTACTCCAGTCGGGCAGCGCAAGGCTCGGCGTTCAGAAAGGTGACCTGCGGCCCGCCGGGGCGCACCCATGCCTATGTCCGTACAAGGTCATCGACTTGCGCGTTAATTTTGCGGGAAAGCGAGACAATCTGATGAGTTCTGCATTTACCGCGTTCCATACGCTTCGGCGGGCCAACCTCACCCGGCAGGCCGAGTGGGATCCGAACGACAGCATTTCGCTCTCGTACCGCGGCAACGAGCTCGCGGGTGAAGTCGGCGAGGCGTGCAACGTTATCAAGAAGCTGGAGCGGGCGCGGCTCGGCATACGGGGCTCCCGCGCCACGGCGGGGCAACTGGCCGAAGAATTGGCTGACGCGGTGATCTGCGTCGATCTGATCGCCGCCGCGGAGGGCATCGACTTGGGTGACGCGGTTTGCCGGAAGTTCAACGCCACGTCCGAGAAGTACGGGCTGAAAACGAGGATCGAATGAAGATCTATCTCGCCGGCCCTATGCGGGGGATTCCCGAGCTGAACCACCCCGCGTTCGACAAGGCGGCTGAGAGGCTACGCGCGCAGGGCCACGAGGTGTTTAACCCGGCAGAGGATTCGCGAGCGCGGTTCGGCGACGCTATTGCGGCAGGCGAGGCCGGCGACGAAGGCGCGGTGGCCGAACGAATGGGGCTTACGCCGATGGAACTGAGCCGCCGCGTGTTCGCGCATGATCTCGCGTACATCTGCTGCGAGGCCGAGGGAATCGCGCTGCTGCCGCGGTGGCAGAACAGCAAAGGCGCGACGGCGGAACAAGCCGTTGCCTTGGCGCTCGGGCTGTGGGTGGTGGAGTTATGAATCGGGTTCTCATCGGCTTCACCGGCCGCATCGGCGCCGGCAAGTCCACCGCCGCGCGGGCGCTATACAATCGCGGCTTCACGCGGGTTCGGTTCGCCGGCCCGCTGAAGGCCATGATGGCTTGCATGGGGCTCTCTGAGCAGGAGGTAGACGGCAGCCTGAAGGAGGAGCCGTGCGATCTGCTGTGCGGCAAGACGCCTCGCTACGCCATGCAGACGATCGGCACTGAGTGGGGCCGGCAGATGATCGGCGACGACATTTGGATTCGGGCGTTCAAACGTTCGGTCGAATCCTACGGCGAGCACATCCCGCTCGTCTGTGACGACGTGCGGTTCCCGAACGAAGCGGCGGCTATCCGCGATCTCGGCGGGGCGATTGTGCGGGTGGTTCGGGGCGGATCGCTGGGGGCGGTGGGCCACGTCAGTGAGCACCAGGATTTCGTAGTTGACGCCACGCTGTACAACACCGGGTCGGTTCCCGAGTTCATACGCGACGTGGCGGCTTATGCAGACACGCTGCGGCTCGGCGCTGGTGTCGCGAATCCTTTTGCTCCGAGGAGGCAATGGCGATGAGGACAGAAGATGAACTGGTAAAACGGCTACACGCAATAGCCAACATGGACCTACGCACAGGCCCGTTCCTGGCCCACACGTTCGACACTGCGGCAGAGGCCGCCGACAAAATTCCCCGGCTATCTGCTGAGATCAAGCGCCTCACCGCAGCCCTTGAGAGGACACGCCAGCAGTCGGAAAAATTCGAGGGACTCTACGAAGAATATCTCGCTCGATGTGAGCAAGCCGAAGAATATGCCGCCAGCGAGGCAAAGACCGGAGAGGACGTATACGAGCATCTTGGTGATGTTCTGTATTTCCTGTGCGATCTACATCCCGATGATCGCTGCGAAGCACTGGACAAGGCGCTAGCTTTCTACAACGCCGCGAGGCCGGACAAGAAGATAGAGCCGTCCGGTTTTCCATTCCGGCATCTAACCACGTTAGGCGATTATCTTGAAAGTCTTGTCGCCCCCGCGCATCCGTCCAGGGATGCGGAGCAAGAGCCTCCCGGCTGCCCTACGCCCGGCGCGTGTTCCTGCCCGGCGCTGAAAGAAGCGCGCCGGTTGGTCGAACAAGCCGACGCCGTGACCCATACTGACGCGGCCGGCAATCAACATCGCAAAGTCTTTGCAAGGGACCTAGATGCCTTGGCAGCCGCCATCAAGCACTCCACCCCGCCCGCAAGGGATTATGTGCTGGAGGAAGCGGCGAAGGCAATCGAGCGTGTCGATAATACACTGTTGCACCAGGACAAGCTCGCAGCGCACATCCGCGCCCTCAAGAAGTCCCAACCGGGAGAGGGCTGACCGAAATGAAACTCGTTCGTTGTGATTCTTGCGGCAGGACTGAGGAAATCCCGGATGGCCACAAGCCACCTGAATGGTGGCAGAGGACCGATGCGAAGACACGCCAGGAGTATCACGCGTGCTCGCGCATATGCCGCGACAAACTACCCGGAATACCGGGGCCATTCTGACGCAACCGGGAGAGGGCTAGATGAAGTACCCACACGAATTCCTCGGACGATGTGAGACGTGCTTGGGCAACGCCTACTTGTCGAGCGCGCCTTGCAGAATTGGCTATGGGCAAGGGATGCCACTTTTCGATAGCCAGTGTGTGGTGCGCAGGGCACAAAAACAATACGAGCAAAAGCGAAAAGCGAAGTCCCAACCGGGAGAGGGCTGACCGCCGGTGGTGCCCCCCATCCTCCACATCGACTTCGAGACCCGCAGCGCCGTCGACCTGCGGAAGACCGGCGTTCACGTCTACGCGGAAGACGAAACCACCGACACTTGGTGCGCAGCCTATGCGTTCGGCGACGGACCTGTCGAGCTGTGGGCACCGGACGATTTGTTCTGCCCGCCCGAGATCACGGAACATATTGCGTCCGGAGGACTAATTTATGCCCACAACGCCGCATTCGAGCGCACGATCTGGAAACACATTCTGACGCCGCGCTACGGCTGGTCGGAGGTTCCGGTTGAGCAGTGGCGATGCACCATGGCGGCGGCCTACGCGATGGCGCTCCCCGGCGCCCTGGCGGACGCCGCTGCGGCGCTCGGGGTCGAGGCGCAGAAGGACCAGAAAGGCCACGCGCTGATGCTGCGTATGGCCAAGCCGCGCGGCCGAGACGCCAGCGGCAATCTGATCTGGTGGGATGACGAGGAACGCCGGCAGCGGCTTTACGCTTACTGCCGCCAGGACGTGGAGACCGAGCGCGCCATCCACAAGCGGCTGTTGCCGCTCCGACCGTCCGAGCAGTCCTTGTGGCACCTCGACCAGCAGATCAACGACCGCGGGGTTCACGTCGACGAGGCGCTTTGCCAAGCGGCTCTGAAGATTGTTGGGCAAACGACCGACGGGCTGAACGCCGAAATGCGCGAAGTCTCCGGCGGCGAGGTGGGCGCGTGTTCGAACGTGCAGGAGATTGTGGCATTCTGCGCCAAGCGCGAGATCGACACTGATTCGATCCGCAAGGACGTGCTCGCCGAGATCCTGTGCCGCGACATCCCCGACGACGCGCGTCGCGTGCTGGAACTACGGCAGGAGGCCGGTAAAGCATCCGTTACCAAGATCAAGGCGCTGCTCGCCGGCCGCTCACGCGATGGCCGCGCCCGGGGGATGTTGCAGTTCCACGCCGCGTCGACCGGCCGTTGGGCGGGGCGGCGGTTCCAGCCGCAGAATTTGAAGCGGCCTGAGTTCCTGGAAGACAAAAATCCCGAGGTTGCAGAACAGCTTAGAGAGACCGCTATCCGGATGGTCCTGGGAGGCCGTACGGAGGCGCTGGAGGGGGTGTTCGGGCCGCCGCTGTCTGTGGTGGGTGACTTGATTCGCTCCACTGTGCGGGCCGCGCCGGGGCACGTTTTGTACGTTGCCGACTTCTCGGCGATCGAGGGGCGCGGACTGGCGTGGCTGGTCGGCGAGGAGTGGAAGCTGCAGGCGTTTCGCGACTACGATGCCGGCAAAGGGCCAGGCATCTACGAGAAGACCGCCGGCGAGATATTGGCGAAGGCTCCGGGGCAGGTCACCAAGCCCGAGCGCCAGGCGTACGGCAAAGTCCCGGAGCTCGCGTTGGGCTACCAGGGCGGAGTCGGCGCCTTCCAGACGATGGCGCACACGTACGGCGTCAAGGTCACCGACGAGGAAGCCGATGTTATCAAATGCCGCTGGCGCGAGAAGCATCCTCGCACGGTGCAGTTCTGGTACGACATTGACGAAGCGGCGATCCGGGCGGTAGACAGCCCCGGAAAGACGATTCCGTGCGGCCGGTTGGCGTTCAAGACCAGCGGCAGTTTCCTGTTCATGCGGCTGCCGAGCGGAAAGCGTCTTTGCTACCCCTACCCACGGATCGAATGGATCGATACCCCGTGGGGGTCGCGCAAGCAGGCGCTCACCTACAAGACCGTGCTGACGCCGTTCAACCAGAAGCGCCGAACCGGCGACCCGAACGATACCACCAAGTGGGGCCGGATTTCCACCTACGGCGGGTCGGAGACCGAAAACGCCGTTCAGGCGATTTGCACTGGCGTGGGGGGTCTATTGGGCGAGGCAATAGTGCGGCTTGACGATGCTGGATACCCGGTCGTCATGCACGGTCATGACGAGGCAGTGGCCGAGACACCCGAGGACTTCGGGTCGGTCGAGGAGTTCGAGCAGTTGATGTCAATCGTGCCTGGCTGGGCACCCGGGTTCCCGATCGCCGCCGAGGCGTGGCGGGGGGTGAGGTATAGGAAATGACACTACCCGAGACGCTCTTGGGCTACGAGGAGGAGTGCGCGGCGATCCGGTCGTGGCTACGCTCTGACGGCTGGCTGCACCAGGACGAGTTCGATCGCCTGTCGTTTGGGTGGAGGCACCAACCGCGTCCGTGCGCCATTAGGCCGTTCAACCTGGGGTCCATAGTCCCGCCGATGAACGGAGACCCGCTCCTGGCGTTCCTCCAAGAGATGATCCGGCAGGGATTGGCGAAGGCCCGGGAGCGCGATGACGGAAAGGTCGAGTACAGCGAGTGAGCACCCCCCTCATCGCCCTCGTCACGCTGATCTACGTCGGTGTCGCGGTGTCTGAGCTCTACGTCGGGCGACCCGGGATGGCGGTGGTGTTCGGCGGCTACGCGCTGGCGAACCTGGGACTGATTTGGAGTATATGGTGATGGCGGGAACCAAACCAAAGCGAAGACAACCGAGCGCCAAGACGCTTGCCAAGCGGCAGGAGGTTCTTGACTGGGTCAAGACGTACAGGAAGGTCGTGACCCCGGAATGGTCCGCATACCAAGCGGCGAAAGCAGGCATCGAGTGGGAGGATTGGCTGGAAGCGCGAGGCCCGGCGCGGCGTTTAATCCCTGCGCGTAACGCCCCAAATGTGTAGGCAATTTGTCGGCGTTTGCAGACCTACATCGCCGAAATCGCAACAGGATCAATGTCGGCATGTAGGTCTACAAAAGCCTACGGAGCCCTTTCACGGCGGAAACACGGGTTCGAGTCCCGTAGGGCGCGCCAGAAATTGCACCTGAAATGCGAGATAGTTAGAATTCTGAGACAGGTGTCGGACTCGTGAACGAAGGGTGACTTTGGGCGCTACGTTGGGCGTTACGCAGTATGTAGTTGGCCCGCCGGCACTGAGACAACGTGAACGTACCGAAGTGGCAGCGGTCAGCCGGTAGGCTCATTTTCCGGTGAAGGTAGCGGTACACGCCGTCGCGGGGCCACCCCCGGAACTCGATCATCAGATCGACCAGCTTGTGGCCTTCCATACGAGCTTGAGCCAGTTGTGACCCTGGTTCGGCGGGCCAGCGCAGCGTCATCCCTTCTTCTCCTCAGCAAGTCGGTACTCGATCTCCCCGTCACGTTCCCTTGCGACCACGGTCCCGGCCATCTGAAACTCGCGCAATATGGCGAGCAGCGGATCCCCGTGGATCGGCAGCACGATAGTATCCTCGTTGAACGAAGGAACTTGTCGCGGGCCGGGGCGATGCCTCCACTCGAAAGATTTGCGGTCAAAGTCATCCTGGTGGAGCCATGAGTCTGCGCTCAGCCACGACAAGATGGTCGCGCATTCGTCGCGGTACATCTCGACACTTTTCGGAATCATCCCTTCTTCTCCCTCAGATCGACCACCCCGTCAGCGTCCACGATCTTCGGCGGGCGGTCTGGGTGCACTATCACGAGCACCCCGCTGACAACGCGCCCGTCCTCGCCGGGCTGCAATTCGTACAGCACGCGGGCGCCGGGAATACGTTTCATCCCTTCTTCTCCTCGTTCCACACGACAGGCGGGTCGATGTCGAAATGCTCCACCGGGAACGGGGTCCAACCATAGCCATATACGGATTCCGCGTTGTCGAACTGTGCGAGGATATGCGCGCTTGTCCTTGCCGGGCGCAGCAGCGCGCGCTCGCCTTTTAGCTGCGGGTCGGGACCGACGTAGGTTCCTGCTCTCATCCCTTCTTCTCCTCCAATGTCCCCGCCATGAAGTCGGGGGAAAAATGTCCGTACACCCGCTCCACCGTAGCCACCGTATCGCCCAAGAGCTTCGCCACGTCCCAGAGCGACACGCCGGCTTGCAGCAGGTGTGTAGCGCGGGAGTGGCGAAGGATATGCGGGTTCCGCTTGTGCCCGAGCCCGATGGATTCCATGTGGCTCCTGAAGGGCCAGTACAGATCCGGCGCCGGGTCGCCGAACAGATACGTTTCCTCGGGCTTCATCACCAGCAGCCGAGGTTCTATCACCGTCCGAGCGGCCGTAGTGAGCGGCACGACGACCCGGCGCTTCGTTGATCGCCGCTGGCCGTCGGTCTCGTTGGGGTTCCGGAGGTTGATCCGGTTGTTCTGTAAATCGATCTGGAAGCGGGTCAGTGTCTCAATGGCGGTACGCCGGCTCGCGGTCTCGTAGGCCAGCACCATGAAGTCGTGCAGCCGGCCGTCGGCTTGGGAGACCGCCCAGCGGTACTCCTCGCGGGTCAGGTACTTGTCGTCCGCTAACGCTTCCGAGCGCGTCTCGGCCGGGAGCTCGATCTGCGGGAGGTCGTTGGCCGTGATGCGTTTCCAGCGTAGTGCGTGGCGAGCAGCAGCTCCAAGTACGACAAGTTCGCGCCGGGCTGTAGATTCCGAGCCCACGGCGTTGTGTCGACGTATGCCACCGCCAATCTTACCGGTTCGACGCGCTTCCGTGTAATTTCGGCTGGCAGGGATGTCGATTTCCCGAATCTGGTCATCACCGAACCACTCCTTCAGATGTGTGATGGCGTCTTCCGCCCGGTCCTTGTCGACCACCTTCACCGCGACATGCTCACGCCAGTAGTCGTCGAGCGCCTGCGTCACCGTGAGCCCGATCCGGTTCTCTTGGATCGTCCGCCCGTGTGTGAGCCACTGCGCGAAACGATCCTGTGCCACATCAGCGTCTCTTGCATCCAGCGACTTGCGCTTCGTGCGTCGCGTATCCTTGTCGTACCAGAAGACGTAGTAGACGCCCTCGACCTTATCGAGCCAGGGGATTTCCCGGAGCTTCCGCGGCATAACAGTTGCTCTACTTGTTCAATCGTGAACCTTGCCTGGCCGCCCGCGGTTCTGAATGCCGGGGCCAGCAGGCCCTCCTTGAGATACCGCTGCACGGTGCGGGGGGTGACCCTGAGCTGTGCAGCGACTTGCTCAGTTCTTAGGCCGGGCACTTTCCACCAATTGTTGTATCCGAACCCCTATGTCGGTCGGAAGCGTCATGTTCACCCGCACCCACGAATACCCGTTACCCGCACTCGTGACGAGCAGCGGGGGTGCGTTGGCGCCCGTGGCGCTCGGCAGTATGGTGTGGCCTAGGTCTTCCGAACTGATCCCCAAGGCCATGCAAATGGCTTTCCGGTTATTTGGCCCCGGTAGGTTGCGGCCGCGCAAGTATCCCGAGATAACGTCACGGCCCATTCTGCCGGATGGCATGTGCATTCCCGCTTGGCGGGCCAGTTCACTCTGGTTCCAGCCTTTACGGAGCATGTGCGCCTGCAGGTGGGACGCGAAGTCCTGCCGGATTGCCTCCGCGGGCGCCCACGGAGGCGGTGCCACGAGCCCCGGCGGAGGATTCTGGTAAGCGGGGGTGCGCGGTGTTCCGACGTTGCGTGGGTGCTGTTGCGGCTTCACCGGGGCCTTAGCTTTTGCCTTCTTCCGCGTAGGTTTTCTGGTGCGCTTCTTGGCCATCATGTACTCCCGTTGCATTTGCAGGAAGCAGCGGCTTTTGTAGAAGTCGTGCTTGCCTACACGGGTCACATATCACGCACCCGTGAGACTGCCTAGAGTACAAAGCGGCAACAATAGGTTAATTATTTGTTGACAACTTGCAGCCACGTAGGCTGTCGGTCTTTTCGGACGGTACTCGGCGGGTACTTGGGCGCCACCACAGGCTCGACATCGCACCCGGCGCAGCAGTGTTGGGGGGCGCTCGGATCGTAGTGAGGGCCGAGGTCGCCCGATCGATAGGGGCACTCGGGGCAGGTGCGGACTTTCATCATATCATCGCCACCGGTTCCCAGCACAAAACGGTTACGCCCCCACCCACGAACACCACGTTGTGATCTGTCGGGTTGACGATCGCCGGGCGCCGCAGTTTGCTCCGCGGGATGGCGACGCGCGTACCGACCAGAAGGTGCGCCCGTGTAATGGTGCGGCCGTTCGGCAGTGTGACGGTGTCGGGCCGTTCGTCCGTGATGATCGCCACCATGGCGCAGTCTGACCCGTCGACCACGGAACAAGGCTCCACCTTGTCGGCGTAGTAGGCATCGCCCTCGCCGCAGCAGGAGGCGTACGGGTTGTCCGGCTGGCGCAGGCTCTCGTAGTAGGCCGAGATGTCCGGAATGCCCTCACGAGCGTCTTGAGCGAGCGCCGCTGCTATTGAGAGCAGAAACACCACAGCCGCCACGGTCACGGGCACGATCAGGCTGCGCCAGAGCGCAGGGAGCGGCGGGCGGGTCATGGGACGCGCTCGAAATACTTAGTGGACATGTTTTGGAACGAGTTGTGTCGCTCACACCACACCGCCGCCTGATCGCCGCGGATAGAATCGACAACGCCAATGATCTGTTTCGCGATATCCTTCATGCCCCCCTCTCCTCAATCTGAACCACGGTGAATTGCTCCATCGGCGGAGCCGGCTGGACGCCTTGCGGGCCGACGAACCCCGTGACTGTGACGGCGATCACCAGATAGGCCTTGTGGTCGTAGTTGATCTGCTTGACGACGCCGATCGGCAGAAACGTCACGGCGGCGAACGCACACGCGGCCGGGTTTTCTTCTTCCTGGTTGATCGTCGCCACGGTGGCGATCGGGTTGGCGCCCGTCTCTTGGCTGAGCTCGACGAATCGCTCGACCTGCGGGATGGTGTCGCACAACAGCCCGTGGCCGACGGTTGGCTCCTGTTCAGCCGAGAGCGCGGTGCCAATGTGGTAGCCAACCGCAAACATTATGCCCCATACGACGCACCAGAATAGCTTCATGGGGCGCGCTCCAGGATGTGGAGCGGCTGCAACTCATACCCAAACTGCGCGTTGTGCAGCAGGACGTTTTTGTCGCTGTCATTGTCGATGAAGCGAATCTCGTAAGTGGATCGCTTTAACCCCCAGGTTACCCAATCTCCCACCTGTAGCGGGTGTAGCGGGCGGGGCTCGATGCGGACGATGTCGCCCACTTTGGTGTCCGTCATTTCGTCTCCCCTTTGCCGAAGACACTCGGAATGAGATTGGAAATCGCCCCGAAGCCGACGCCGGCGAGCACGCCGCCGGAGATCATGAAGGCCCACGAGAGCGCGCTGGCGTGCAGCGAGTTGTCGGCCTTGCCGTAGAGCAGGAGCCACCACACCACGCCGCCGGTGAAGCCGAGCGCCGCCCACGCGAAGGCGATGCGCCACGAGGTGTTGACGGGCTCGGGGGTGTCGGTCACGGTTTCTCCGGTCTTAAGTGATGCCACTTCACGGTCCCGTAGATGCCGTCGTCCCACGTCACGAAGGCGTCGCCGTCTGACAGGAACTCGTCGGCCACGCCCGTCCGGCCGTTGATGGTGTAGCGGACTCGGTCGCCGGCGCTCATGCCGTTCGCGCCGCTTAGGTGATCGGTGAAAGCCCACGGATGTGTCACTGAGCCAACCCCTTCGCGATGCTGTTGTAGAAGCCGAGCAGCCGACGGCCGCACTGTGATTTGGCCACCTCGGATCGCTTGAGTTCGGCGATCAGCCGCACGACCGCCTTGCGGTTCAGCGGACCCGGGGGCAGCTTCACGTACTTGGCGAAGCAGGCTTCCACGCCGGCCGGCACAGCCGGTAGCCGCGTCTCAGCGCTCGGCTTCGGGCCAGATGGACCGCAGCTCATTAACGTCGCCGCCAGTAAGGCAATCGCCGTCGCTGATGCGAGTTTCGATGTCATTGGCTGCTTCCTTGCGCCGGTTGTCGTCTTGCTGGTCTTCGAGCGCCTGCAGGTTGTCCTTGGCCTGCGCCTGCTGGTATGTCGTCAGTTGGCGGCGGAGATCTGCCGCAATTTTCTGCTCGGCGGCCAAAGCGGTTTTCGCCGCGGCGGCGTCACAGAATGCGTCACGGGTCTTCCACCCGGCGCCGTAGACCGCGAGCACGAGCGCGCCGACTGCGATTGCTTTGACCCACCAGGGGATAAGACTCATTTAGCTTTCTCTCTCGCATTCGGGGCAAAAGTGATTGTGCGGATCGTCCCACTGCCACAAGGCCCCAAAGTGCGCAGCACGCCAGTCAGGGTTTCCGTCGGTAGCTTTGTACTGCGCCATGTAGAAGCCAACCGCGGCGTCAGCCGCTCTTTCGAGTTCTTGGTCGGTAAACCCACCCGAACAGGCGCTTCGTTTTACTTGGTCGAGAATGTAAGGCGGGCGCTCGTCGTCTTTTAAGTTGGCCGGCATTCCACGAAGGGCGTCGTCCGTGCGCTGGGCTAATTGCTCGACATCCAAATCACGGTGTGTTCGTTCTTTTCTCCGGAAGCGCCACGGGATAAGGCTACTCATCCGATCTTCCCTCGCACCCATGAAGCAACGCGCTGACGACCGAACAGAAACAACGCGATCACGAGGGCGATCAACGCCACCACGATCGCCCCACCGATCAGCACCGCCCAAACCCATGGGTCGGTGAGAAACGCGAAGATGCTGAACCCGCCGACGCCGCTCGCGCCGCGCCAACGGCGCTTCATCCATCCCCACGCGCCATGTTCGACCGGGGCCTCCAGAGGCTCCACATCAGGCGGCATGTGCGGCGGCACTCCCTCTGGGGGCACCTCCTCCACGTCAGGAGCGGGCAGCGCTTCCATCTCGGGCGCCGGCTCGGGTATCGGCTTCGTGGCGGGCTTGATCGGCGTCACCGGCCACCTCGCGCCTATCAGCGACGTGCGGCGGTAGCGCGCTATCGTCACTGCGTCGGACTGGTTGCCGCCGATAACCGTAAGCACGCTGCCGTTGTCCTCTAACAGCAGGCAGACGTGGCCCTGCCATGACGAATTCCCCCTTTTGAATATGAGCACGGCGCCGCGCGGGAGAGGCTTCAAAGCAGGCTTGGTGCCCCACGCCAGCCACGAGCGGGCGAGCAGCGACCGGGTGCCCTCAATGCCCGACTCGGCCATCCAGGCGTTCACAGCGGCGCTGCACCACGGGACCGAATCCTCTTTGACGCCCGAATTCTTGGCGAGCGCGTACATCTCGACGATGCGGGGGTTCGAGCCCTTGCCCGGAACCTCTTTGAGTCCGAGATCCGCAAAAGCGCGTCTCAGCCACGGTGGGTCGGTTTTGAGGACTTTGACCATGTAGGCTCCGTGATGGCTACGCTTGTCTCACTTTCCGACATTGCCGTCAAGCGGGAAATTATGGGATGACTAGCCGGAGCGAGACGTTATCTACGGCGAGATTTGGCGTGGTTCCGCCGAACATGCGGAGGGTGTCGTTGCCGGTCACGGCCGTAAGGTATGACGTGTAGTCCCCGACCGCCGCTCGGTTCGTGCCGCTGATTGTCGTCCCGCCGAGCAACTGAGGGCGTACGACACCCGCAGTGTAGGCCGTGACGGTGAACCGCACTCGGTACACGGCCCCCGGGGTGAAAGCGAACGCCTGCGCGACGCTGCCGCTCGCCGCCCCTGTGATGGTAGCGACACCGGCCGCGATCGTGGCGTTCGTCTTGTCCCAATCGGTGTCGGCGTCAAAGCCGCCGTTGGTGAGCAGTTCGGGGCCGACATGCGACCCGTCAACCACGCCCGCGCTGGTCAGCCCTAAACCCAACCCCAGCATGTCAATAGAGCGCCCAGATGTCGTCGGCGTCGCCGCCGGTGCGGACCTGCTTGCACGCGAGCGGGTTGTATCCGGCCTGAAGCGGCACGTCTGTGCGGATCCCGCCGCTCGCGTCCATCAGGTTGGCGGTGCCGGCCGTGCCGACCAACAGCGCACGGCAAGTGCCGCCCGGCAGGTCGCTGTTGGCCTTGGTGACCGGCACGAACTTGGCGGCCGGGTTGGTCGAGTAGATTGCCATTTACTTCTCCTTTGCGTGTGGTAGGGTGCGGGGCATGGCTACCCTCGAACTCGTAGGCGATCTCGGCAAAGCCCTGCTGGCGTGGGTATGGCTGGCCGCGATAGCCGGATTGGCCGTTTGGGTGCTATGGGAATGGTCATCACTCATCTTCTGACAACCCCCGCGCACCCTCGCCCAGCCCCAGCCGTGTATTGAGCCGGGAGTTCCACTCGGGGCTACCCACCCTGAGTTTTCGCCCCAGCAGAAGCCCCATCAATTCTGGATCGAACGCCGCTTCCTCGACGATGGCGATGAGTTCCTGCTGCTCTTTCTTGCCGACACCCGCCAGGCCGCGACGGATACCCGCGATCTTGCCGCCGGCGTAGACCGCACCCAACTTCAACCGCAGCGCCGCCTCAAGCCCCCGGCCGATCGGCGTGTCGCGCAGGTCGTCGACGATGTTCGTCCACTTGATCTTCTCGGCGGTGTCCGACCCCACGGTCGCGCGCAGCTGGTCGATGTTGGCGAGTTCGAGCGCGCGATGGCCGGCTCGGAGCGTGTTCATCTCTCCGGGACCGTCAAAGATCAGCGCCAATTCCCGCTCATGCTCGTTCAGCAGCTTTGACATCTTGGCCGCCGACACGGGGCCGCGGCGGTCACCAGCGCGCAGCTTCTCGGTCGCCGTGGTGGTGGCCTTGTCGATCAAATAGTCGCGCGCTGCGGCTTTGAGCCCGTCGCGCGCAGCCGGGTTGTTCGCCGTCAGGTCGATCAGTTCGCGCAGTTGCCGCGCGCTGCTGGTCGGGTTGTTCATGATCGCCGCAACCGCTTTATCGGGATCGGCCTGCATGACGGTGCCGAGCGCGCCACGGTCGACTTCGCGCTGCGTGTTCCGCAAGTCGCGCTGCCGGGTACGAAGGGTGTCGGCGATTCGCCCGGCCACTTCCTGCCCGCGGCCGGCTTGCGCGACCATCACGGTAACCTCGTCGCGCAGCCCCGGCACCACGTCCAGGTTAGCGGCGTTCTTCTCCGACCAGCGGCGCAGGTTGGCGGCGCGCAGCGTGCCGTTCGGCCCCACGGCACCGCTCCGCGCCATGTCGGCGATCAGGTATTCGGTCGCGGCCGTGCGAGCGGCTTCGGGGTTCGCGGCCGCGTCCACGGCGGCGCGCAGCTCGGCCGACGCTTCCGGCCGATCCGGGCGCATGAACCGCCCGGCCGTTTGTGATGGGGGCGGCTCCTGTCGGCGATCGATGCTGCGAGTGAACTTCGCCATCTCGCTCTGGCCACGCGGCCGATACGTTTCGGCAAACTCGCCGTAGCGCCGGGTGGCCTCGGCGGCCTCGGGGGCCTGTTCGACGATCCCGTTGATAGCGACGCGCAGGTTCCGGATGTTGTCGGCGAGGTCGAAGTTGCCCGCCGTCGCAGCGCGCTCGCTCGCGGTGGATAGGTATTTACGAACATCGACAAGATCGCCAAGCGCCGCCGTACCGGGTCCGCCCACGTTCGTGTCGCGCATGACCGGACGGCCGCTCGGGTCCAAGATCGCGCTAGGCTGCTGCTGGATATCGGGCGCCAGACGTTCCAATGCCTGAACGAACTCCGCCGGCAATTGCTCGCGCTGCGGCCCCAACTCGTTAACGGCGGCGCGCACCCGCTGCGCGGCCTCGATCGCCGGGGTGGCGTCGACTTGAACGGTACCCTCCGGGTCGATGGCGTCGAACGCCTCGTTTTTGGCGGCGCGTGCCGGGCGGTAACCTTCGTCGACGATTTCACGGTGAAGGGTCGTGCTGGCCTCGGCCTCTCGCCCGCGGCGCGCTATGACGGGTTGCGCTTGCCGCTGTCGGATGTTCTCGACCGCGGCGCCGCCACGCTCTGCGCTGGCCACCCGGCGCTCCTGAGCGCCCACCAGTTCATCCGCTCGCGCTGTGGCGGTTTGCTGTAGCGGCGCAGCGGTCGCGCCCCTGGGGCCGACGCTGTCCACCGTGTCGCGCACGGATGTCTGGAAATTGCGGTTCTGATCGACGGCGTGGGCCGGGTTCTGTAGCCGAACCCTGTTCTCGACCGCTGCCAACCCTGGGTCTTCGGACAGCGCGGCCGGCGACGGCAAATTCTCCATGTAGGGCGAAAGCTCGCGCTGATTCTGGACCATCCGTTCGCGGGCTTGCGGCGACGTGGCCGCCCCCTGCATGATGTCCGCGGCGCGGTCGACCGTGCCGCTCTTGACCGGAGGCCGCATCGGGTTGCCTTCGCGCATACGCGCGGTCACGTTGGGGTCAACGTCGAACCCCGTCACCCGTCGGAGCAACGCGCCTAAACCGCGGACCAACGCTTCCGCCACGCCAAGAACGCCCGCGCCACCTACACCCCCTGCAAGAGCGCCGCCGGCTGACGCCAGAGGGCTATCCGGTGCGTACTCGTCCGCGATGGTGACACCAGCGCCCGCGCCTGCGCCGGCCGCCAAGTCTCCCGCGATGGTGCGCCCTGCGCTCGGCCCCATGTAGGGCCGCAGCAAATTGTCCATGCGAGTGCCGACCGCGCCAGCGGCGATCTCCGGGGCGCGCGTGATAGCCGCGCGGGCAAGCGTAGGTGCCGAAATCGCGGCCTGCGTGCCGAAGCGGTTGACGTTATACGCCAGCTTCTCGGCGTCGGTCATCATGCTCTCGGGCGTCGTCGTGACGCCGGCCGCCTCACCGATACCGGTTGCGGTCTTCTTGAGTTCGTCGGACGCTAACGGAAACCGATAGCCGATCTCGGGGCCGCCAACTTTCTGGGACAGCCAATCTGCGCCGGCGAGCCCCGCGTTGACCGCCGTGTTGGTCATGTCGGGCAGAAAGCCCGCGAGCTCCGCCGCGCCAGCGCCAGCGCCCTGCACACCGACGTTGAGATTTCCGCGCTGGCCGCGCACGACAGCAGCGTCGGTGTCGATGGGGCCGGCGAAGCCCGATTCGTCGAAACCTTGCTGGGGCGACTGGCCGCCGAGCATGGACGCGATCTCGGTGTCCGTGGCGTCGTCGGGGAACTCGTACTGCTGCCCCTCGAACTCAACCGTCTGCGGCATTACTGCACCCGCCGCAATTGCCCGTCAGGACCACGCTCGAATCGCTTCACAGCACTCGAGGCCGCCGGCGTCATCGGGGCGTCGAGGCCGGGTACGGCCCCTTCCGCCGCGGGAAGGTTCGGATACATCCGCCGGGTTTCTTCTTCCCGGATGCCGTGCAGCGTGACGAGACGATTTTTCAGATCATCCAAGACCGCGACACGGGAGTTCGGGTCCATCGACCCTCCGACGATACGTTGTGCGTCGGCGATGTCGTGTTGGGTGATTCGACCCTGCGGGTCTTTGGCCTTGGCGATGACATACGCTGTGTCCATAAGCTGCGACGCAAGAACATCCGCACTGATGCCCAGTTGCGACGCCCGCGGCGCGAGCGACATGGCAGCCTGCTTCGCCGACGCCAGCACACCCGGGTCGGACGATTCAACCATGAACGTCGGGGCGCCCACTTCCGTGGCGATGGCGTCGTACTGTGCGCGCAGGCCGTTGAACAGGCTCGCCGCGCCCCCAAGCGGGCCAATCTGCGCGCCCGCGTCGGGCTGCTGTAGCGTCGTCTGCATACGCTCGATCATCCCCACAGCGTTGCGGACATTGGTGCGCGATTCGATGAGTTGCCGAACGACCGTCTTGTCGCCTGATACGCCCACGTCCTGCGCCGCCCCCTGTGCGTTGGCGATATACTGGCCAGGAGTAGTGCCGGGGACAGGCTCCATTGCGCCTGTCTCTGGATTTGTGCGCGAAATCTGTGGCGGTCCCCCGGGTGAAGCGATGTTTTGCGGGGTGGCGTACTTGAGATTCGCCCCGACCACCTCGCGCTGCTGCGCTGGCGACAGGAACGGGGTTTGGGTGTTGAGCGACCGGCCGCGTGCGTCGGCGAACGACTCTGGCGCCTGCTGCCCCACAACAGACGACGCAGTGCCAAAGATCGGAGCTTGCCCTGGCCCCGGGATAAAGGCGGTGGGCTTCGACCCGGCGATGCGTTCGGTTGAGGCCAAAGCCCGCTGCTGGCCCATCGGCGTAGCCGACATCGGCGCATTGAACAGCATCGAGCGCGTCACGCTTGGGTCGTCGACGCTTGGCGCTCGACTGACGCCGCCGACACGACCGTATCCCGCCAGGTCCGCGCCACTGATGCCAGCTAGCGGGCCGTAGCGCAGCATGTCTGCTACGTTGTTCGCGGCAGCGGCCTCGGAGAACAGCGGCAGGTTCGTATTTTTCTGCTGAATGCCCTGCAGCTTCCCCCTCGCCAGCGCGCCCGTCATCTGACCGGGGCCGAAGTACGCTTCGCCGAGCTTCGCGAGCGTCTTCCCGAGAGAGTTGTCGGCCGTGTAGGAACTAACGATCTGCGGCACCCATCACCCCCACGGGAACGCGGTGGACGCGCCCCACCACGGAGCGGCCGGCGCCGCGGTCGACACCGCATGGCCTAGCGCCTTGGGTGCGCCGAACACTGCCGGGTTCATGCCCCCCGCCGCCATGCCGCCGATCGAGCCGAGCCCCTGCAAGAGCGGCCCGAGCCCCGACGGCGGCTTACGGTTCGCGTAGCCCACCAGGTCTTGCTCCAACGGCAGCATCGAGGTGTTGGCGCGTGAGAAGTTGTTAAACGTATCGATCATCCGGCCGGGCTGGAGCATCGCGCGGTCATTCTGGCCCCATGTGTCGCCGTAGGCCGAGAACTTGCCTTTCGCCTTCGCCTCGTCGGTGGCGTCGGTGAACGCGCTCAGCATCCGTTGGGCGATCTGGCTCTTGACGATCGACGGCGCGTTGCCGGAAAGCGGGATCGCGCCGGCGTCGGCCGGCTGGGCGTTGGTGTCGATGGCTTGGGAGCGCTGCTCGACGTTCTCGGCCTGCTTGGCAGTCTGCTTCGTCTCGTCGAGCTCGCCACGGGCCTTCGCCGCCTGCTCCTGGTTCTGCGCGTGGAGGTTCCGCTGCCGCTCCATGTACTGTTCGAGCACACGGTTGCGGGCTGCGGCCTCGTTGGCGGCGGAGCTCTGGGCCTCGGACTGGGAGAGCACACCACCGCCAACCGACGCGGCGGTGCTGGCGAGCAGGATGCCGGCTGTGACTGGATCGCACATTAGCTGTACACCGCCGAGCTGCCGCCACCCGAAGTCGGCGCGAAGAAGTTCCTGACGCGCCCGCCGGATGGGTTGTACGCATCGGCGCGAGCAAAGTTGGCGAACGGCGCCAACACGTTGGCGAACAGGTCACCAAGCTGTGAAGTCGATTGCGGGGGTGTCAGCGCGGTCGTCTGACCGAGCGCCTGCGCGGCGATCATCTTGGGATCGGCGGCCGCCTGGTTAAGCGAGTAGAGGTTCGACTTCGACTTCTCGACCCGGTCCCGGAACGCATTCTCGGCGTCGAAGGCTTCGTTGGTAGCCCGGCCTGTCGCCTCGGTGCGGGTACGCTCAAGGTCGCCGAAAGCGTTGCCGGCGATCGAGCTATTCAGCACACCGCGATCCGCCAGCAAGGCGGACAGCTTTCCGCCGGACTTGTCGTACTGCCGCTGGATCTGCGGCGTCTGGGTGCCGAGGTAATCGCTCCGGACGCCCTGGTAGTACGGATCGTCGAACTGCCGGAAGTTGCGGTTGATCTCGTGTTGACCGGTGCGGATGTCGCCCCGGCGCTCCTTTTCCTCCTGCCGCATCCGAATGCGGTCTTGCCCAGCCTGCTGGCGCGAGGCCGCGCCTGGATCACCGAAAATGTCACACACGGGTAAATCGCCATTGGGAGTCCGGGGCGGCGATCTCCGGGGCGTACATCCGCGTGGTTAGAGTGTACTACGCTGAAGCCTGAGGGTCAACACCGCCCCAGTTTTCTACAATCGGCACAGGCTTCTCGGCCGGCTTCAGTCGGAACAACAGGGCTTGGCCGTTGTATTCGCCCATGAACTCGTAGCCGAACACCTTGTGCCACCGAACTATGTCCGGATGCCGGGAGCTGGTGTAACTGTCAAATTTAACACCGGGGTAAAAAAGCTGCAATGTTTTCATGTACTTGCGGGCGATCAGCATGGTTCGTAGCCCGTGTTCAAAAAACGCCTGGCGGTAGCGCGTCCATGTAAATCGCGTGTACGGATCGCGATTTGCAGGGATATGACCTAAAACAGCGATCGGCTCGCCACCCCAAATGAGTGCGTCGGCCGGCCCCTGCTTGTACAACTCCCGTGTGAGCGGGAGGGCCTGCCACCACGTTTTGCCGCCCCGCAGGACTTCAGATGCCGATATTTCCGACAAATCAGCCATCACGGTGTGGATATCGGCCAGTGTGGCCTCGCGGATGTATGGCTTCATGCGTCTCGCTATCCTACATCCTCAACGTGATTCGTCACCGGCGAAATGCATCGACGCCGTCGAAATTGTCGCGTACCCGCCCTTGGTGCATTCGAATTCAAACGCGAATTGCGCCGTTCGAGCCGACACCGTGATGTGGGGATTGACCGACGTATTCTTGTAGATGCGCCCGATCTCCACCTTCTCTTCTTCGTTGTTGGGATTGACCAGCACTTTCACCAGCCATTCGTTCTGACACGAGATGTCAAAGCCCGTGATAGCCTTCTCGGTGTTGGGCGCGTCCGCGTCCATGAACGGCGTGCTCACCAGCACGGGCATCTCGTCGTCTTCTGGGTACTCCGCATGGCTCTGCCCGCCGTAGAGGTAGATTATGTCCCCACCACGGCAGTACAACCGGCGGCCCCTGCGTACGAAATCGGTGATCGGCACCGGCGGCTCGTAGTAGCTCCACGCGGTGATCTTGCTGGCCGGGAAGAACGACAGCACGTAAATTCTCTCTCCGAGAGCCAGCCAAAACCGGCTGTCGCCGGGCTCGATGGTAGCCACCGCTTGGCTCGCGACCGTCGACGCCAGTGTCCCGAGATGATCCTGGACGAATGTATCGATCGGAGCGCCGACATCCGTCACGAAAGACGCGTTGATGTTGTCGCGCGCCCGGACTGAACGGATGCCGTTTGAATCGAGGTAGTAGACATCGTTGTTGCCGTAGGTGATAACTGACCGTCCCGAGTGCGTGCCGGTGTTATCGAGTGTCTGTTCGTGCCTGATCTCCTCGGCGTCCGCGAAGATCGCGTACATCCGGATCTGATCCTTGGCGAACAGCGCGATGAGGTTTTGGTACTCGGCCGCCCCCACCAGGACGCCGGACCCTTGCGATTCGTTCGACGTATCGATCGTGACGGCGCCCTCCGATGCGTCGCTGTCCGTCCAGTCGGTAGGATCGTTGAGCTTGGACCCACGAAGGATCGTTTCGGCCAACGCCCAAATACGGGACTTGTATGCAAACACAAACGAGCCCGCGACGCTGCCGCCGTCGCCGGTCAACGAGTACACCGTGCCGTTCACCGTCACGGTGAACAGATCGGCGCCCTCGTACGTGCCCCCGAGCGCGATCGTGTTCTTTTGCGGCAATGCGTCTGCTTGATCGACGCCACCGCTGAAATTGATCTCGTTGACGGTTACCACGCTGTTGTGGTTGGTGGACATCGAACGCCCATTGGCGGCCGTTCCTTCGCCTACCGGCGCTTTGATGTGGACTTGGTTGCCGTCGCGAGTCGCCGTGTATCCGTGAACCGCCGTCTTGGCGTTAATCTGGTCCTTGGTTTCAACCACCAGCCGGCCTTCTTGCGTCGGCACGGGGTTAATGGCGACTTCTGCCGCAGCGGCCAGCAACTGAACACCGTTGCTGGTCGTGATCTGAGCGATGCGCGGCTTAGTTATGCCGCTCCCCGGCACGTTAATTACAACTCTGCCCTCGGCGCGCACCTCGTCGACTTCTTCGACGGCAGCCTGCGTCTCGGTGTTGACAGCGATTTGGTCGTCAACGCCGCCCGCGCCGTTGATGGCTGACGCCGAGATGGTGACTTCTTCCCCCAGGGTGCGCGCTTCAAGCAGGATCGAAGCGCCGGAGGCGGTGGCGGATACATCTTCCGACACGTCTATCTTGGCCGCCAAGTTGGAGGCAAGCTGCGTGAAATCGCCCGACTCCGGGTCGAAGCCCGACACCAACACGCCGTCGTAAAAGTGGTATGTCGTGCCGTCGTCGAACGTCGCGACGACGTACAGTTTTCCCGCGAAGGCAGCGACACCCAGCACCGCCGTCATAGCGGGATCGTCCGGCGCCTGGAGGCGCTGATAGTTCACCCCCGCGGGGATCGACGCCGCGAGATCGTCAGACCCGAACACGTAAATGTCTTCGCGCAGGCGGGCCATGCTGTGCGTGCCGGCCGGAAGGGTGAACGTAGGGACGAATCGCTTGGCGCGCTCAATGTCGCCGCCGCGCGTGATGTGGGCGTTCTTGAGCACCCACAGCGTGCCGGGGACGCCCGTCACCCGAGGGCGGCGGCGGTCCAGGCCGAACTTGAAGTCCTTTATATGGAGCTGGGCCATGCGGCGCTACCGCACAAATAGCGCCAACGTGAACGGCTTCTTCTCTGGATGGCCGCCGAGCGTGTAGAACCGGCTGCCGCCCTTGGTGCGGCCCTTGAGCCGGCTGTAGAGCGCCTGCGCGGCGCTCGCCTTGGCACCAGCGTCTTTGCTTTCCTGTCGCGCCAGCAGTTCGGCCGCGCTGAACAGGACGACGAGATTGTCGTCGAGCAGGCAAATGTCGCCGTCGTTCACGAGCCGCGTGAACTTCCGGAAGCCCGTGAAGTGTAGCTTCTGGTCGTTCGTGTCGGGGATCGGCCAAACCTCGATCTGTTCCGCGTCGCCGGTGAACCGCACGTCCCACTTCAGGACGGGGCCGTTGCGCTCGTCTTCTTCGCTGTCGATTGAGTTGTAGTCGTTGGCGTCTATACCTCGCTCGACCGGGTACGAGAGCCCCGACCACCGAACAGCGATCTCCTCGATCCGGTCATAGTCCATCGGCGCGGGGATGTCGGGGTCGGATGGCACCGACGGCGGGTCGTAGTAGCGTTCGCCCTGGAGCAGCGGGATGGTGGCGAACTGGCGCAGATGCGGCCAGTCGTAGTCGGCGTACAGGGCTTCGTAGTTGCGGTTGATCGTGCGCTTCAGCGACGCCACATCGCCGGTGCTGACCGCTACGTCAGTCGTGCGGCCCAGTTCATCACGCAACATCGTGACCATCGTGAGGAACTGGGAACCGCGCACAGGTTACGCCTCGATCTGCGCCGGTTCCTTGGCGATCCGGGTCCGGCGAACGTCCTTCATCGCCTCCAAGTCGACGATCTCTCCCTCGCCTTCGATGACGGGCTTCGGCGCGTCACCCACCGTGATGTCGGCAAGTTCGCACGGCATCGGCGTGCCGACACCGAACACCTTGTCGACCAGCATCTTGCCGGAATGCTTCGACGACGTGTAGCGTTGCGCCAGGTGCTCGCGCTCGGCATCGTCGCCGCGGCGCACCGCCTTGGTGAGCTTCTTGATCTGGACGACCCCCGGGTTGCCGCGCTCGTTGTCGCCGTGGATATGCTGGAGCAGCTTGATCTCGGCCGCCGTCACCATCGACTTCGGAACCTGATTGTCTTTGGAGCCGTGGAGTTGGACAGTGCAGTCGTATAGATGACGCAAGTCGGAAGGCATCAATCACCCTTTGGTTGGTGGGAGCGGCCGCAAAGCCGCTCCCGAGTTATTAGCCGGCGAACTGCGCGATCCCGCGATTGGCCGGATCAGGCAGCACGACCATCAGCTTGAACGCCGTAGCGCCGTCGGTCGCCGTGTTCGGGTCGTAGGTGCCGCGCACGTCGCCGGTCGTCGCCGTCGGCGTGGTGTTGACACCCAGGACCAGCGTGCCGGCAGTCGCCGCCACACCATCTTCCAGTTCGGCCAGAACGTAAGCCGCGGCGCCCATGTACGCCGGCAGGCCGAGCACGTCGCCGAAGCCCACGAAGGCGTCGTTGGCGATGGTGGCGCTTGCCGCGATGCTGTCCACCTGCTTGAACGCCTTCTTGCCGGGAACCACGGTCGTACCGTTGAGCGTGATGTTCTCGACCATCGTGTTGCCGTACACGTCCTTGCCGGTGATCGTCAGAACGGCGGTGTCCGCACCACCCGAGTCAGCGGTGAGGTTGCGCGGCACGTCAAGCACCACCGGCGTAGCCGTCAGTGTGAGAGTGTGCGCGCCGGTGTCGCTCTGCGCTTCCGCAACGCCATTCACGTCCGCCACGACGGGGGCGCCGAGGTCGATCATGTACGCGTCCAACGGGACGGTCGCGATCGGCAACTCGAACGCACCCGGAGCGGTGTCATCCGCGCCGAGAATGTCGAGTTGCACGTGGACGCGCGAGCCGGCCGCGATAGTGGTCGACCCGTTGTATGTGACGGTGATGTTCGACGCGCCGAACGACAGCGAAACCTCGCCGGCCTCCGCCGTGTAGAGATACTGATGGGTGTCCACCCACACAGTGTGCTTGTTACCGCCCGCGAACGTCCCGGCTGCGGTGTTCGCGGGATAGTTCACCGTGAACGTACCCGCCGACACGACCGCCGAGGAGACAGCAGCTTCTACGATCTTGAAAGTCATCTGTGCTTCTCCTTAAGCGATCGAGTACACGCCGTGGCAGTTGCGCTGGTCACAGACCAGGCCGCCGACCCACGTTTTTGCGCGATACATGACGTACTTCTCGGCAGGCCGGGAAGGCTTGTGGTCCCTCATCGACTCGCCTTCGATCGGCATCGGATAGATGTGCCGGCAGTCGAGCACATACAGGTACTTCGCCTTGCTCATGTCATCGAGCGTCGGGTCGTACATGATCGGCTTGCCCTTGAAGGCGATGTCGGCCACGCTGGCGTCGATCGAGCCCTTGTTGGCCCAACCGTCGAGCGTGTAGTTGCCCTTCGCGCGAAGCTCCTGCTCAAACCAGTCCATGAAGTCGGAACCGGCCAAGAGAGTATCCGGGCGGCCGCCGAACCTACGGAGCTGCCTGAACTCACGCTGGAGCGTCTGCACGACGTTCTGATCGCCGGCGGTCGTCGCCGTCAGGTTGAGCGACGCGCGATTGCGCCACCAGGTGTTCGCCGACTGGTCGATACCGCCGACCGTCACCGCGCTGGTGGGGTCGTCGAGGATGAACGACGTGATGCCGGGCACTTCCTTGGCGTCCTGGGTACCGTCTTCCCAGAACATGTTGTTCATGCCCCGTTCGGTACCTTCCTGCATGTCCTCGATCTTGTCGTTGAGCAGGTCGGCCAGGCGAATCATCTCGCCTTCGTGCGCCGCAGTCTTGGAGCCATCCTGGGTGTCGGTGATCGAGATGCCGTTCTTCAGCAACTCGTGCATCGTCACCTTGATGCCGGAGTGGATGAGCTTCCACGGGAACGAGGCGGTCTTGATGTTCGCCGGGTTGCCGTAGGTGACATCCTCGTCGTGCTCGAAGCCCTGGATGTCGGTCGTGTAGATGCCCTTCACCCGGACGGTGATGTTTTCGAGAGACCCAGGGAAGGACTTTTCCTTGCCCATGAGCTTTTCGAGAAGCGGCTTCTCCTGGAGCGTCTGCGAGACGATCTTGCCCTTCTTGAAGTGGAAGTCGATCGCGGCCTGTGCCGCGTTCTCAAGTTCCTGAACCGTAAACGGCATTTCCTTTGCGCCTTCGAGTTATTCCGTCACGCCGAGAGCCGCTGCTTGATCGCGTCAAGTACAGACGTTGGCTCCGCAACCGTGCGGGTCGAAGACTCACCGGACACCGGTTTCACCGCAGTCGCCGTTGGCTGGAACCGCTTGATTTCCTTGGTGACCTTGTCGTGGACGCCGTTGAGCATCTTCGCTAGGTCATCCGCGGTTTGCGGGTAGCCATTCCTGACGACGTGAAGCTCGACCAATTCGTGTACGCGGTCAGCCTTCAGATGCCAGTCAGGATCGGAAGTCCGTTTAGCCGTTTCCCACTTGCTCGCCGCATCGGAGATATTCTGAACCAAGGATTGCTGCGCTCGCTGCTGGGCTTCCGCTTCAGTCCGTTGCTGCGTTTGCTGCTCACGGACACCTGCGAAGTGGCTTTTGCTGCGAAGCGTCGCGATCTCCCGCGCGTGCGGCTCGGTGATGTAACCAAGCCGGACCTGTTCTTGCAGGTCATCCGGGATAACCGCCCCGGCCGCTTGCTGAAGCTGCGCGACGACCGGCATTAAGGCTTCCAGCGCCCGATGTGGGTCACCGGATTTCACCGCCGCGACGATCCCCAACGTATTGTTGAACTCGTCGGGCGAGAGCCCGATTCGCTGCATGAAGCCTTGCAGTTTCTCAGCTTCGGCCGCCTTGGGCTGGAGACTTTCGATCTCCGCTTTCAGGGTTTTGGTCTGGCCGACGAGGTGCTGGAACCTGCGCCGCGTCTTTTCCTTAAGCTCTTGGAACTCCTCGTCGGAAAACTCGTCAGGATCGGGCTCACCTTCGGCTTTCGCCTCTGGATCGGCCTTCGTTTCCTGGGTTTGCGAAGCCGGCGGAGCTTCTTCAGCCTTCGGTGCGAGGGCGGCTTTAACGCTCTCGAGTATCGTCGGCTCAGCGCCTTGAGTTTCCGTCGTGGACGAAGCGGCGGGAGGTGCGTCCTGGGTAGTCGGTACTGGTGCGGCGGCAACAGCCTCCGCGGTCTCCGGGG